CTAAATCTTAGATGGAACGTGGGTGTCATTCTTGTTAATGTAATATTTCTCGTTATTGTAACCACATTTATGACAAATATAAGGATCTAAACCACCATCGTCTTTTTTCCATTTCCACCCACATTCTCTACATTTAATTTCTTTTTCTTTTACAGACTCGTGGTATGGAAACCTTTGTGTGTCGTAAAGGGAAATATCAGGCGTTGTATTTTGGGCGTAAGCATCTTGGCCCGATATAATATCGCTTATTCTTTTAATTTCTTTTTTTGGTCTATCGATAGTGTAATCTTCAGGTCTTTTGTTCTTCTGATTTATACCCCATAATATCTGATTGTATTTTGCATCGACAAGGTTTTTTTGATCTGCCTGCCATTGGTCAACAAGGTCAGGTCTCAGATTCCTCATTGCTTTAAAAATATGATCCTGTGTGCCAGCTTCAGGGTTTTGAATATTGTATAGTGTTATCAAATTGGAAAAATCGCGGGGATCAGAATATTCTCCCGTCATTGGATCTATTTCAGGTTTACACATTTCTCCTGTACTAAGATCCATACATTGAGTGAGGAATATAATGCCGTCATCAAGTAGTTTTTTGAAATCAAAATGATATCTTTCCATACTGATAAATATAAATCAACCTATTTATAATCAATATGAATTATTTAATCACAGAAGATAGATTACAGTCAGTATTCAACAAATACATGGATGAGTTTACTTGGCGTGTTGATGATTTCGGTGATATTGTTGTATTTGGTGACGGGGCAAGATATTTTGATACATTCGGAGATTATCTATCTATTAACCCTTTCTTCTTAGAAAAAATGACAACTTTGTTCGGAGAAAATGCTGGTGATTTGATGTTCAATTGGTTTAACAAAAACTTCGAATGGGAATCTCATCCAGCAACTGAGTGGGGTGAAGCCGACTTCTATGAAGAAGAAAGCCATGAAGTTTACTAAACTTTTTTCAGGTGATTGAATTTAAAATCAATCAATATATTTTCGGGATCCCTTGAAAAATCTAATACTCTTGGTCCAAGATATTCTCTGAAATTTCTAAGAAAGTTTTCTTTTACAGCTCTTTCAACTTTCTCTTTGGTTATTCCTAAAAGTTCACCTTTTAGATAATTTTCAGGAGTATCAACACCAATTTCACCCTGTCTTTTTTTTACGTCTTGTATGTCAATTTCGATTACAACCTTACCATCTTTTTCGAAAAGATCTTTGATCTTGAATTTAATTTTAGTTTGTATTTCATTGGTGTCTATTGGCCATCCCCATGTTTTCGCAAACTGTGCTCTTTTCTTCTGTAGTTCTTCTTTTGACCCAATTAATTTTTTTAATTTTCCTTCAATTATTTCTTGGTGTTTTGCCCCTCTCCTGAGAGCATCCATTTCTTTTGGCGTAAGTAAATAAACAGGCACATTTAAATCCTTATCCCATTTCGCTTTTAGTTGAGTCGGATCGGAGTTCCATATTTGTTTTGACGTTGATGAAGAATAATTATCAACCACCTGATACCATCTTCCCTCCTTATAGAGAAAGATTGGATACCATCCATAAGAGAGAACAACATACACGTTTCCACCTGACTTATCAGTTTCCCAAAATCCCGAAATATTACTTCCTCTGAAAGGAAGCAACGCCTTTGTGTACTTGAAAGAGTCTGGGTTGGTGGTGGTTTTGCCCTGAAGTGTTCTTGGATCAAGAATTTCCTCAGGTCCTAAATCCTCATACCTTTTATTTTTGGATTTGTTTGCAAAGTAAAGTTCTGAGTAATATTTACTCAATCCTGCATCCATACCCATAATTTCAAGTGTTTTTGAAATTAACTCCTCTACTTGTTTTTTTAACTTGTAATTTGGGTTTTTGGCTCTAAGATCATCTATGTATTTGAAAATTTTGATGGCTACCTTCGGTATTTTGTCCATCTTTTCTTGTTCTTTTACTACATCCTTCTTTGTCTCTTTTTTCCTAAGAATATTATTATTGTAAAGTTTTCCGTCTTCATCGAAGAAATTCCCGTCAGTAACAATTTTTTTAATAGATTTCTCGAAGAAGTCTTGACCCTTATCTAAATTTTTCAAGGCTAAATTTATACCTATATTATTATTTTTTTCATCCATTACCCATCCACTATCAAATTCACCTTTCGAAAACAAATTTTTCAAAGCTCCTAAAACTTCATTAACATTACCTAAACCTGATGTCAATTTGGGACCAATAATTTTTGTAAATAAGGCAGATGCTAAAATATGTCTATAAGCATCTTGTTTTACATCATCTTTAGAAAATTCAATTTTAGATTTGTATTTTGATAAATTATAAATTTTAATAATTGAAGATATGTATTCAGGAATTTTTAATATTTTATCCAAAAATTCTTTATAAAATTGTTCGTTTACCGACTTTGGTTCTTCTCCTGAAAATAATGGATCTGAGAACTCCCCACTTGATACTTTTCCCGTGGTTTCTTTGGTTTTATCTTTCAATATCTTTTCCAATTCTTTTTTAAATTTTGTACTACCACCTTTATAGATGATTTTGATGAGGTATTTGTTTAAAGGATAAATATATTTGGTGAGAACTCTTTCTTCTGTTTCTTCGTTTTTATTATAAGGTAAATTTTTGAAATCAGGATCCATTGAAGAATAATTGAATGACTCTATTTTATACTTAGTCCTCAATTTATCTCTATCAAGAACTAATATTACATTCAAATCCTTCGGAGGCTCTAATGAAGATCCTATACTAAGACCGGGTATAAAGTTTTTATCTCTCGTGAATGACACAACGGATTGGTAAGGACTATTTTTTACCCTCTTATCCAATTCCAAATAATCATCACCGGGAAGGCTTCCTCTAAGTTTATCTTGTTTAAGAATAGATAATGCTCTCTCCTCCGAGGTGTGATGGTAAAGCGGGGTGCCTTTTATGTCTTCTAATTTCTCATGAATTTTATTACTCATGATTATAAATACTTCCAACTGTTTCTGTCATAACCAAATATTTCAAATTGTTCTTCAAATTTATCGTAAATGTATTCGGCCTCTTCTTGTGTGTATTTGTAAGATTGGTTATTTGTTTCTTTTGTGAATATATTGTTTGTTACAACTCTATTCCATTCTTGTTTGAATTCTTGGGAAGTTTGGATTTTTTGATTGATGAAAGATATTTTTTTCAAATCCTCATCGAGATATTCGAACCTTATAACATGTTTGGGAGGTTTTATTTCAGAATATACCTTTTCGAATTGAAAATGGTTTAACATACCACCGTCATATCTCACAAACTTTTTCGAAAACTCTATGAATGACATATCACAATCAGAACCATAACAGTCGTTTTTCAAGAAAAGTGAATAATAATAACTTTTCATTCTTGTATACGGGTTTCTTACATTGAGTAAGATGTCATAATGATGGTATAATTCAGGAATGGTCCATTCATGTCTTAATCCTTGAGAGAATTCTCCATTTATGTTTTTATTGGGTATACAAGTCTTATATTCATTACCTTCATAAATCTGGACCTCCCAAAAATTCAATAATTGACCTATTGTTCTTGTGGCAGTTCTTTCAGGTAGAATCCACACAGTTTGTTCAGAGTGTATAAAATTCATTTTTTTTCTTGTTTTGGTGGAATTCTAAAATTTAATGCCCTTTTACCATTGATGGTGGGCATACCATATTCATCAACCCCAATTGATTTGACTATGGTTTTTTTATTTTTGAATCTTCCTGTTAGAATGACATCTCCGATTTCAATCGGAATGAAGATTCCCATTTGTTTGACTCTATTCATTTTTATTACTCTTGTATTTTATATTTATAATGATAACTAAGATTTATGTCTAATGAAGGAAATGAAAAGATGAAGAGATTTCTTCAAGGAGGTTTTAATACTTTGCTTAAATTGAATGAGTTTTCTGATATTGACAAAATTGAAGTTTTTTTTGTCTTTGGGTCTCAACACAAAACTGCAATGTGTGATTGGGTTTATGGTATAAAAATTTATAGTCAAATGAGTATAAATTCGAGAGCAGATTCCGCTAGATCACTTCAAATTAAAGTTGGTAGGGCAACTGAAAAATTATTGGGAGTAAGGGTATGTTGTACCGATGTTATTTGGGTAAAGGACTACAAATAATATTATTTGCCGCCTGAAGAATGTCTGTCGATTCGTACCAAGGAGAATTATAATAATCCCACAAGGATCTTTTTGATGTGAATGGGTGGTCGTATCTTTTTAAAATTGATTTGGCAATTTTAAAATCCTTGACTGTCCAATTCAATTGTTTTTGAGGCACTCCGTAAATAAATCTCAATAGTTTTCGGTATGTTTTCATATTAATCTTTATAAAGTTCTGTTTCGTTTTCGGGATTCTCTTTACAAAATTTTCTCAGAAGGTATGCGGATATTGTATTAGCTTCAGCTTCACTATCAATCTCAGACTGGTTTATTTTCGTTGGATCCGAACTTTGTAGTGCGTGTATCCATTCATGAGATATAGTTCTGAGAATATCAATCAAAATTCTACTTTTACAGAACACAGCAATACGACCATTAGATTCACTACCTGTTGTAATCGACTCATTTCTTTTGTCTTGAAAAACAAATACAAGATCTTTATTAATGGGCGCATTATCCTGTAGAAATTCCAAAAAGTCCTTGGTTATTCCTACTTGGTTCGGTTTTAAATTTTTTCTTATATTTTTGAGAGACAGTTTCACAACTATAAATAGATGTAATTCATGACTTGTTCAAGGTCATTGTAAACCAATTTATCTTTGAAATCCAAGTGAGATCTATGTTCACCTTCATTCCACATCCAATCCTTAAAACCCAAATCAATAATCCTTTGGTGTATTTTTTGATCAAAATGATCCTTGATTAACCTTGCTCTCCTATTGATATCAATTACGTTGTTGTCAACTGTGCTATTTCTGTTGTTGTATTGTAAATATAGAAGTTTTTTTACATGGATGAATTTTGTCTCTAAGAAGGTTCTCACAATTAGTTCATAATCATCTGCTACAGGTAATCTTTTATTGTGGCCTCCTACTTTCAGATAAACATTCTTGTTCCATGCTCTCACGTGATTTGGCATCGAAAAATTGTATCTTATTGATAAAGGGTTAATATCAGAATAACGGTGACTTAGAAAATTGTCTACCCCATTTTTTATCCAATGATGTATCCCGTAACCGACGTTAAACGTGTTACGAGGATTGGAGTATCCTTGGTCACCCCAAATGTCAGTATAATATTTCATTTCGCCGTCATCATATAATTCACAAACCTCTGAATACATGAATCCAGCGTCAGGAAATTTGTTTGATGCATTGTCGAGTTCTTCTAAACAAGTTGGTAAAAGATAATCATCGTGATCAAGTTCCACCAACCACTCTCCCTCACTAAGATGACACGCTCTGTTTTTTACCAAACCAACGATTCCATTAGAGATAGGTGTGACTTTATATGGTTTAACCCTGAAGTCTTGAGAGGAAATCTGTTGTATATTATTCCAAGTATCTTCATCAGGAGAGTCATCGACTATAATCCATTCCCAATCCGTGTACGTTTGGTTGGATAAACTTTCATATGTTCTATAGATTCTTTCACCTGTTTTGTAAGTTGGTGTAAAAATTGAAAATTTTGGTGCAATTTTTGAAGAGTTTCTGAATGTAGTTTCACATACAATAATATTTGCGATTACATTGTCAGGAAATATTTCATCAATCGTTACTATTCTACGGTTCAATGAATCCAAATTAGATTGAAGTTGTTTACCTATAGTTAATATAATATCTGGATCATGTTCAATAAAATCTTGTCGAAAGTTGTTAATGTGTTTTTTTGAATGAACTTTAACCTTTTCGGATAATCCTTCCCAATGGTAAACATCGGAAATTAATTCGAAGGTTCCGATTCTATCCCAACCATATACTAATGCTACGGGTAATTTTGTCTTCATACGTGTTTAAACAAAGCCATATGAGGTTCGGATATCTCATGAATTGGTCTTTCTTTTGTAAAATAATAAAGTGCAAATGATAATCTATCAACTTCTTCAGGTGTTTTCAATGGACCAGGATGACCATGGTATGCTTTATCTGATATCGAAAATATAACAGCTCTGTTGAATATTGGATCAATTTTTTTAACACAGGTTTTCAAATCGGGGGTCCACAATTGAAGGTCTCCTCCCCACTCTTTTTTCCAATCTTTATTGAGATAAAGAAGTAAATTCAATCTCCTATGAAGTTTGGTGATCGGATGATAATTGTAATCAACATGCACTGATAATCTACCTCTCGATTTAATCCTATGTATTCCACCACCATAATAGGTTGGATCAGGGATTAATTCTTTTATTCCAGTGAGTTCCTCCAAATATTTCAGAACTTCGGTTGAATTCATGAATCCAAGAACATTATTTACATATTCAGGGAATCCTGAACACAAGTACAACTTTCTGAATTGATGTTCACCGCCAGCGTCCTCCTCCTCTCCTTTGTCATGTTCCCAATTATTTATAAAAGGTATTTCATTAACTGCCTTTTTCAAATATGACTCGTTCATGAAGTTGTCAATTACGATGTGAGGAAATGGATACGCGGTTGCGTATTGAGTCTTGAGATATTTCGGTAACTTGAGATCAATCATGAATTAAAAATAGAAAAAATATTATTAAAAATAAATCATTAGTCACCATCGGCTTCGTAAAACGAAACAATAAATTCTAAATGTAAGGAGGTGACGTGTTTATATCTATTCAGGTGACAGTAAGCTTTGAATCCGCCACTTGAATTCAGATAAGCAACATCTGGTTTTAAATCCTCACATTTTAACGCACCGTTTATACACCCCAAAAGTAAATATTCAGCAGTTTCCCTGAGTTTTTCCATGGGTGGAGGTGTTTGTGGTACGGTTCCCCATCTCCACCTTAAAGCTTTCATTGTGAGATATACTTTTTCGAAGTCGAAGTTTTCTAATACCTCGTCAATCATCTTCTGTATGTCGTGTCTCGGACTTGCCATGAGTTTTTGGTTTTCCATTTTCGTCTAAAAGCACGAAAACAATTTCATCAATTCTAATAATTGATTGTTTTGTATTTTTGTTTCTAACGTCGCAGGAGACCGTTATAGACGTGTTTCCAAATTTGACTACTTCACATCCAATCTCAACAATATCTCCCGTTTTTGCGGTCTGTACGAAGTTTATAGCGGACATTGCCTTGGTCACTATGTTTGTGGATTCAAGTTGACAGATACAGAAGATTGCAGCCTCCTCATCGATCCACTTTAATACCTGTCCACCAAACAATGTACCTCGGGAGTTTAAATCTTCTGGCTTAATTAATTTTCTTGTTCTATATTTCATGTCCAATATCGTTTTTTATGTCTTGTTTAACTTTTTCTAAATAAATTAATCTTTTATTGTGACTGACAAATGGTACACTCCAAAACTGTCTAGTTTTGGTTTTGAACCATCCGAAAACGAAAGAATAAACACCCATTACAAGTCGTAACTTTACAGAGTTTAAATAAATGGTCAAAACAGGTAAAGCCGGTGCCCCGTGTGTCAGGTACGTTCTGACTTTCTTATCTTTTAGCAACGGGATAGGTATTCCGTAATTTTTTGTTATTGGTTTAAATTTATAAGCAAAACCAGGAGTGAAGATTTGATCGAAAAATAGTTCAAGCATTGGTGCACATCTAAACCACCATACAGGGGAAATAAAATAAATCCTATTAGCCCAATTGATTAACTCTTTATATTCTTTGACTTTGTCAACACCAAAATCTAATGATTTTATCTCAGTGTATAAATCAATTATGTAGTATGATTCTCTATGGAGTTCAAGTGTATCTACAATTGTATTTTTTATACCGTTATAACAAAAACTTTGTTTATTAGGGTGTGCGACAATAATTAAATTATTCATATTTGACAAATATAATAAAAACCCCTCATTTTTGGAGGGGTTTTTATTATTTAGTTAACATAGGAATCACACTCTCTGTAGATCCGTTCCATTTTTTTATTTGGTTCTTTGGTATCCAAAATTCCATAACTCCGATTTCCTCGACCCTGCGGAGATATCTCTCACGGAAGGCTTCCGCTTCATGGACGCTTGTTATGTATTCCACTTTCATGTGTGAGGCACATATCTTACCCATTTTGGTTAACATAGAAAACTCATCAGTAAGAGTTCTACCACAACACATACAAACGTCACCACGCTTAATAGTCATTTTGCCTTCGAACATAACCGCTTTTGGAGATACTGCTCTAAGTTTGACAATATCCAAAAGAACAGGATTAAACTCAAGACCGTATTTTTCTTTCAACATAATACCGATTTTACGACCTATCATGATTGTTTCACCGGGTGTTGGCCAATTCATCCGAATAGTTTTTTCCTTATCTTCTTCCTTTTGAATCTGAGCCAAAGCGGTTGAGATTTGCTTTGAGGTAAGTGTACCCCACTTTTGAAATTTGGAAGCGATGTCCTTAACGAATGGGTTCTCACCCTTGTATTCGACGATACGCTTCACGTTTTCAGGTAACTCCTCCTTGTTTATAGTCTTAACCTCGGAGTTAAGAGCCTTCTCGGTAGCGGCGAGCTGCTTAGGAGTAAGACCTCCCCATCTTTTAAGGGCGTCTTTCATGTTGAGGATGAAACGGTTTTGACCTTGGTAGTTACGAACTTTGTCTTGAACTGAAACTTGGGTTGTGGTAGTCATGGTGTGTGTTTTGTGAATACAAAGATAGTAATTTCAGACGAATTACCATAATTTTTTTTACAAAAAAATTAATCCAAATAAACTAACCAAGTAGCAATTATGTATTTGTCGTTAGAGATTGGTTTGAATCCACAATGTACAAAAGGGAAGGAACTTGGAAAAATAACTAAACCACCTTTGGATGGCTTGATTTTTATCTCGGGGTAAAGGAATCCTGTTTCCCCACCTTGATAAACATCGTTTAGGTAAACAATCATTGAAAATGATCTTGCCGAGCTTTTTAAATTTTCAACCTCAACATGCCACGATTCGTAGTGTCCTTCACCCTTTTTGTATTTTTGGATTTGACAAGTCTCATAGGTTGAAGAACCAGGAAATAATTTTTTATCTGCATCAAAAGAATACCTGAACGGTAAATTATTGAGAAAATGATCACTTAAGTGTTTATTTATAACACTGAAAAAATTCTCATGATTTACCAACTCAGGGTGGTCATATAAATTAATTTCAGTAGTATTTTTTACATCGAAGTCAACACCCCCCATCATTGATCCCACATTAACGTTATCATCTTTTTCAAGGTCATTGAAAAGTTTCAGCAATGAGTCACAAAACTCATCTGAGAATACATTTTCTTTATAATAAATAAATTTAGATAAGTCCATTATACTCTATCACATACGTTTGGTTGATAACACCCTTGTCCTCCTCCTTCAACATAACCAATTCTCATATCAATGTGTGTAGATACCAAATAGGGTGTTTCTTTACCGCAAATTACACATTTATCAAAACTATCGGGATCAGGACTAAGTTCTTGTTTCAAGGCACAATTTAAGTGATCATAACCTACAAGGTAATCATATTCAACCTCTTTTGTGTTTTCACCACTGATTGAGCATTCCCAAGGACGTATTATCTTGTTTACTGTTCCGTCATCGTTTATATCCAAAAAAAAGTGTTCATCACCAATCGGTGGACCCTCTTGATTTCTTTTCTCTTGCCAATACTTGTCTCTGACAAGTCCCCCCAAAGCAAAATCATTTGGTGTGTTGAGAATCTCTTCTTGTGTTACCTTTACGATTATAGACATAAATTCAGTTTTATTTTTGAAATATAGAAAACAAAAACTTATAAACAAACAATATTTATAATTATGGACAAAAAAGTATTAATCGATAAATTAAATTATTTAGTCCGTCAGGAAGCAAAAGATTTTACAATCAAAGAGTTTGGCGTTGAGTTTGTGTATAATAAACAGGGCTTGATTAATGAATATTTCGTTAACATCGCTTTCGATTATCAAGGAAAAATTGATCCTGAAATTTATGATTTCGCCCATGATATTCAAACAATGTCTCAAAAACTCCAAGAGATAATTGCCAAATATCCAATTACTCCCCAAGGTAAAATAAACATGGATTATCAAAATTTCATTTCAGTGGATGGAATCATTTGGAATATTGATTTTAGATTTGATGAAAGTCATGTGTTCAATATGTCATTTAAAATTGATTTAGCCGTTGCCGAGTAAATTAGAAATATTAGCCAAGAACTTCGCCGAACTAACTCCTGAAGAGGTAGATTGGGAAGATATTATGAATTTAAGATCAAGATATAAAGACTATCTTGAGAGAAAATCCCCAGATTTTTTATTGAATTTGTTTATGATGATCGTGTCTTTGAAAAAGACAGGGAATTTCGACTTTTATGAATCCATAAGAGATAAATTGTTTGTGGTCGGATTCTATTTGGAATCAGGTGATTTTTTTACAGAAAAATGTGATTCATGTGATGGTGAAGGTTACAATACTTGTGAAAATTGTGATGGTTCGGGTAAGGAAACTTGTCAACAATGTGATGGTGAGGGTGTGGAAAGATGTTTCGCGTGTTCAGGAAAAGGTAAGGTCGATGGTGAAACCTGTCCTGAATGTAAGGGTGAAAGAGAAATAGAATGTGGAGAATGTGGTGGTGACGGGGAAACAACTTGTAGGCAGTGCGGAGGTGATGGAAATATCGCATGTGAAGAGTGTGACGGAACTGGAGAACTTCAATCTGATACTCGTACAAATTACGAAACCTTTATCTTCATTTCTTGGAATAAAAATCTGAAAGATTTATCTGAGATGAGGGTTGGTACTGAGGCTTCAATCACATATCAAGAATATTATAGATTAACAAGTGTAGATACTTTTATGATCGGAGGTTTTACCGGTAACGGAGAAAAAAAACGCTTTGTTGAATCAGACGAGTTCTATATTTACTTTTTCGACGAAGATTCATTTGATTTAAATTTCAGACGTGCCAGAAAAGATTATTTGGGAACCGATGAAGGGTTAGATTATTACATGAAATTTTATGAGTGATGTAAAAACTTTTCTTAACCTGTTAACTAAGGCTGGATACCCAAGTGAAAAGGTTCACTCTGTGGCTTCATTGCTTGATTATGATATAGATAATTTCTTATCAGATCTAAATGATGAGTTAGGTAAAAAAGGTGTAGTTGAATTTTGTGATAAGGCTATTAAGAAACTCTCAGGAAAAAAGGGTATTCGAGTTGATTTAGAAGGACCTAATGGTGATGAATATTGTTATGTTAACATCTATCCAATATACTACGATGAGGAAGAATCAAAGAATGATGTGATAAGTAAATCAAGTTGGGGTGAATCAAATATTTTAGATATGAACCCTGATACAGGAGAATATCATTATGTAACAATTCAAACAATAATCGACAACACAGACATGAGTGGTTGGGGTGATTTGGACGAGTTATTAGACAATATCAAAGAAAAAGCCTACAACATAGTTTATAGTAATTGTGGTTTTGGTATATGGTGGGAATAAAAAAAATGGGAGACCGAAGTCTCCCAAAGGGGCTGTATAGTTTTGAACAGCCGCTCCACCACCAAGTTTAACGAACTTGGAAACCACCTTCTTTGAAAAGAGTATTTAAAATCTTTTCTACCTTTTCTTCACTGAGATATGGAATAACATCATCTGAGTTATCAGGATAGAAAAGTTTGGTAATGAAATTTCCGGTTTGAGGATCAATTATTGCAACTTCGAAATTTTCTTCAAAGTCACCATATAAACCCATAGCACCTCCGACTATTGACAATATGTACTTATCGTTGTAAAAAGTAATCCTCTTACCCCCAAGAACTCCGAGAGGTTTGGAATTATCCTGAATATAATCAATCGAAATCATTTTTGATTTTTTAACTGATCAAGTTTGACTTTGAGGAGTCCAATATTGTCTTTGTCTTTCTGAGTTTTATTAGGTTTTTTTGTAAGCTCATTCATCATTCTAGTGACAAAGTTTTGTTCATCCTCAGTGCCTTGAGTTTCTATTTTTGAGTTACCCTTCTCGAGATGGCGACCTAAACGATATCCAACATATCCCACCAACCCAAGAATGACTAACTGACCAAAGGTAAATTGTTTCATATATTATTTTTTTGTGATTTCAGCTTCGATTTTTGATTTAGTAATCAGAACATCAGCAGCACTGTATTGTGGTGTGTTTGTTAAGATTATTGACTCAACCAAGTGTTTGAATGGAACATGAATAAAAAAATCTGTTCCGTTGAAAAAAGTAAGATCGTTTTTTAATTCAATACAACTTTGTACCATTTTCAAGAACAATTTAAACTGAATCGGATCGATAAATGTTTCATTTAAAAGGGTACCGAATTTCTCGTTCTCTATCTTAATTTTGTATTGAGTAAGTGTCATACCTGATTATTTTTACAAAAATAGTAAACAAAATTCAGAAAAACAAAAAAAATTATGAGTCTTCGCACATTTGTGAATTTTAGTGAAAAACATAAATGCTTTTCTATTACACAACCTAGAACTGCATCAAGGAACTTGACTCGGATTCTAAAATTATATGATTTTGATACTTATTTACTCAATAAAGGTGAGTTAATTTTTGTTCATCCCAATCCTACACACAACCATACCACCGAGTTGATGAACAATCATTTAGATTATGACATTATTTTAAGTTGTAGGAATCCATATTCATATTTTTCAAATGGGTTCAGAATACAACAATTAAAAAAAGATTTACTAATCTCGACATACGACCTTAAAGATGAATATTACGAATATATGTCTGAAATTATTTTCAAGACTTCTACATATCTTTGGCAAAAGGGTTATGAGTCTGAGGGTATCCCATCTTTGTTAAATAGAACCATAAAATACAGAATCAAAGTGGAAAATTTTGAGGAATCTTTGATGAAAGTGCCTTTTATTTCTAATTCTGACCCTGAAAAAATATCTGAGGTTTCCAAATTTTGTAATGAAAAACTTGGAAAAACAATGCCCTCAGATAACATTTTATGGAGGGAATTCTTCCCCGAAGATTTCAGATTATATTACAACCAAAGAAACGCAGATTTAATTTACGAAAATTACGAATCAATGTTTAAAGTGATGGATTACCATAAAGACTCTTGGATGTTATGATGGTGTTTGATTACCGTTCAGAATTGGAAGATTGTGGTCTTTAACACCCCCATCAGTTATAATCCGATATGTTACAATATTTCCTAAATCAGGAAAACTAATTAGTTCAACCTTTATACCCCATTTGTTAACGTGAAGATTTACCTCAGGTGTAACAATTTGGGTCAGATTATCTAACTTATCCCAAGTCTCACGCTCAACCATATCTCTAATTATACCCTGAGTTGTATCTACAAGAACGTCATTTGCGTGCATCACACCTAACAAGAACTTTTCAACATCAAAAATATGATATCTTACAATACTTGAGAGAACTACACTTTTGTCATCGAAAGATGTGACTGTTTGTGGTTTTAAGTTTACTGTTTGGGTAATAACAGGTGTAACCCAAATCTTATCAAAAAATGGTATTTTACAGTTTAAACCGGGTTCTACAACTCTTATGAATTTTCCACATCTAAGATGAACGCCTTTTTCCCACTGATCTACAATTTTGAATGGAAGTATATCATGGATGAATGTTACCAACAGGTCTATGAACTTATCAAGCATAAAATAAGATTTGCTGCTAAGTTACAAAATTAAAATAACACTACAAAATATTTATTATAATGTTAGAACAAGATTTAAATATATTAGACAAAATCTTTAAAGATTTGAATTTCACCACAACTTATAGAGAAATCTTGTTATCAAGTTTGGTTAACAACCTTGAGAGATCGGGAATGAAAAATATTACTCGTAACTTTATCTACGTATCTTTATCCCCTGAAGAGGGTAAGAAAACTGCTACTGAGATAGCGGATTATTGGGAGGAGATGAAACAAACCGGATCATACAAAACCAACCTTCAAAAAACTTTAGAAAATTCACCAACCTTTTCAAAGTATCTGAAATAAAAAACCCCAACCGTAAAAACGGTCAGGGTTAGGCAAAAAACTCTGAGAATACAAGTCTTGACAAGAGTCTTTAGGAGGATTATTTGGTTCCCTCTGTTTCCACCGTCTTTTGAACGGTAACTCTCAGTCACGGTCAATTAGATTAACCAATCCTTAAGTTGTCTGCAACTCTCTCCTTACTCATCACTCTTCGACCCTGCCGAGCCAATTCATCCTTGCGGGATTAGAGAACTTTCGTGAAAATCGTGTCGGGCTTGGGACCCTTCACGGCCGTGAACATCTCACGACTATGTAGTGACCTGTCACACACAACTGACGAGCACTTTTCCTTGATTTAATTTAATGTTTTGGACATTGATTAGACCAAAGTTGGTTTTACGGATTAGGAAGGTAGTGGCCCGTCTGAAGCCAAGTCATCTTTTGGATGACACGATACTAAACTACCCTCTGAAGTGTCCCCACTTCCATATTTCGAGTCAACTTCATGACTAACCTCTTGGTAGAGATAAAGTCAAGGTCTCATCAGCACCACCTGTTATGAAACTTACCTTGCCGGTGTTTAAGCCAACTCTAACATTGAACTACGCAATTGTGACAGTGGATACTATCATTTCTTACATAAGTTCTACAGGTTACTCTTGTTGGTCTTCCGACCTCAACCAAACGACCCGAATCGCTTGGTCACCTCACCAACTTCCCTACAGTGTTACCCTCGGTACTAGAGGTGGTGTGATATCCTGCTTGCCTACTCAAGCTCCCTTTCGGAAACCGCAGACAACCCAAAACCAGGGTTATCCACTTTATACTACTTTCGTAGTTTATTTAACGACCATAGGCGGCCAATATCTTGAGTCAAAGAACTTTTTAATTTGGAAGGAAGGGGACTTTTTACGACCCCAACCTTCCATTTGTTTCACAAAATTAAAACAATGTTTGGAGACTGTCAAATTTTTTTGAAACTTTTTTTAACTATTTCTGATTTGATTCTAACACCCCCCACTTTAAGTGAGACAGGTTCAAATTCAGTTTCATCAAAGAACAAATGACTTTCGTCTTTTGTTTTACGAAGATAAGAAGAACTTTTCAATCCATCAAATCTTTTTTTGTTGCGAGGGTAGGATTCGAACCTACGACGCCAAGGTTATGAGCCTTGTAAGCTACCTCTGCTTTACCTCGCGATATAAAATTGGTAAAACTACCCAATACTTTGATTACGTGGGTCGTTCTCCCTCAAAGATCTTAATTTCGGTAAACGATAAATATACTTTAAAATCGTAAAGGACTACAAAGATATTAAAAAAAATGGTTCTAACAAGTATTTCACAAACATTTTTTTACATATCTAAGCTACGAACTATTTTTTTTAGTTGTCTCCTAATCCGATAAGTATGATAACAATAACAAAAAAAAAGTATAAGACCTGAAACTATCATTGTAATATGATTTCTGCTAATCTATAAACAAATTCCCCTGTTGTGTTGGGATCAATCTCATTCAAAGTAAAATACTTCCATTCAGTGTGTTCTTTACCGTCAATGGCATTATCCAAATCAGGGGTTATTGGTATATCTGAATCTAATAAATATACATACATTAGTCCTTTTATTTTATATCCATCACGAGTGTATCTTGGAATGAGACCAATAAAATTTATATCTTTATCATCGACATCGACTCCAGTTTCTTCGAAAAACTCTCGTTTAGCACCGTCCATTGTTGTTTCATTTTCCTCGAGTTTACCTCCGAAAATAGACCACATGCCAGGAAAAGCGGAGAGAGAATTTCTTTTTCCAAGAAGAATTTTATCTCCCGACTTGACAATTAAACCTGTGTATCTTTTTGTATCCATGGTATTTATGATTATGGTTGTAAATGTAGGTAAAAAAAGTTTTAATGTCAAAACTTTAGTGACACCAAAAGAGCAAAAAATTGGAATGATGAAAAAAACATTCAATCATTCATTTAACGGACTTCTTTTTCTTATGAATGGTGATCAACAATGTTTTTGGATGAAGGACTGTATAATACCTTTGGATATTATCATTATAAAAAATAACGTTGTTGTTAATATTCATCATAACTGTTCTCCCTGTCAGAGTGATGATTGTCCATCTTATTGTGGTAATGGTAATATAGTTCTTGAGATTATGGGTGGGTCCTGTAAAAAATTTGGTATTGAAGCAGGTGACTCAGTTCAGTACATCCTTTAGTTTTTCCAAATTGTCTCTTTAACTTCCTCTTTATGCGCGATGTACCGAGCTAGAACAAAAAAGTAATCGCTTAATCTATTTAGATACATGGTTATAGGTTGTAATTTAATAAAATTATCCAAAACCCTACACTCCAAAACTTCAATTTCAGTTCTTCGAGCTATTGTTCTACAGATGTGTGCAATAGCTACTGATTTAGTTCCTTTAGGTAAAATAAAATTCTTTAGTTCAGGTAATTCTTCGCTCATTTTATCCATAGATAACTCTAATACTTTTATATCTTCCTGATTAACTTCAGTAAGTTCTGTATTATTATCATTAATAATCGTCGATCCTGCGTTAAATAAATTCCATTGAATTTGTTCTAGTGAAAGGTTTAGGTCAAAAACTTCACTTCTGAGTAAACCCACAAAGGAGTTTAATTCATCTAAAGACCCGACCGCTTTGATTTCTGAAAGTGTTTTGGGAACCCTTCTTCCCGATAATAAACTTGTGGTACCATCATCACCCTTTTTGGTGTATACTTTTTTTGACATGTCATAAATATATGAAATCTATTGAGATACCTCAACTTGAGATTCTTTGATTTTTTCTTTTAACGTTTTTTTGAACTCAAGTGCGAGACTCTTTAAAAATCTAATGTAAGGTGCATCTTCTTTTGTTGGATCGTATCTATAGTTTCCCATAGGTGGTCTTTTACTTCTACCCAAGTAATTAAGTCCAGATATATTTGTAATACACTTATGTCCACCTGACATCGATTGTAAAAGATCCCAAGCCGAAACTCCAACTTTGTCCAATATTTGTCTTTGTTCTTCACTCAATTCTGTGAACGGTATATCCATCATGTTTTTTATCTGCTCTAGCATTTGCTCGCCATTATCCATAAACATGAATCTTTCTCCATATAAAGCATCAAAATCTTTAAAAGTAAATCCAACGCTCTCAGGTCCCACCGCAGTTTCACTTATCCATTTTATTGTAGATAGGGGTACAACTCTATCTTTCAACTGACTCTCCCATTTTTTTAATACACTTTTGGATATTTCGCCAAGATTTACCCCTTTCAAGCTCCTATCTTTTTTGAAAGGATTACATGAAACTTGTAATAATCCCATTGGCCAAGCCATTATTAAGAAATCGGCTTCAGGGTATGTCCTAAAAGGGGTATATCTATCATAAGATCCTGGTTTTCTCATATCCCCTCCACCGTATTGTGTTATTATACCATCGGAATACTCTAAGTTACGAAAGTCTTTCATTGACCCCGCGTAATCGTCGGCATTGTATTGTAATTCTTCGGGTGTGGGAGCGTTATTTTGTTTCATCCAACTTTTAATATTTCCGAGAATCGAAAGAAGGGAGGGTTCGGAGTCTAAGACCAAGTTTTCAAGAAATCTTTTTTTGTTTTTGAAGGCTAAAAGGAGTTTGTTTACTACAAATCCCATTAACATTTTGTTTTTTTGAAGTGATTTCTCTTTATCATACCTGAACAGATAGTTAACAACATCCTCAGGTGTCACATTTTGTTTTATAAAGTCCGCAGAGTCAACCGTACTTATCAATAAAACATCTGTTGAAGGAAATAAATCTCTTGGAGAAATTATCTGAGATATTGTTTCGACGTTAGATCTAGCTTGTCTGAATGATTTTGATGCTCCTTTCTCGGCTCCAACTTGTTTATCGTGATGATCTGTGTGAATCACAAACATTGGTTTTCCATGGGCGAAATCGACTAATACTGGCATCGTGTCTCCCTGAGCGTCGTTTTTTTTGACAGCAAACTCTTTTTCACCATATTGAATAACGTGAGCGTCAACTACATCAATACCATTGTCCTCGAGATATCTTTTCATTGCAATGGCTGTGGTAACTCCATCCAAATCCTGATGGAAATAAATTTCCGCTTTCGGATATCTTTTTTTCAAAGCCGAGATATCTCTGAGCCCTGTTTCTAAAATTACTCTTTTCATTACTTAATCGATGGTCGAGGCACTGCCTTGGTTCCGAGGGCATCTACATCAGAGATACTGAAGATTTCGATTTTCTTTCTTGTCTTTGGGTCAAATCCAAACATCCTTTTCCCATCTTCTCCCATCTCGAAAAGGAACTTTCCAATTGGAAGAGTTGTTTTTACAGTCAAAATTTGCTCTCTTCCTGTTTCGGTTCTAACTTTGAGTATCTTTTTTCCTCCCCTATCAAGAATCTCAGCTTCAGCATTTTGGCCGGGGGTAACTAAGGTTATGGTTTTTTGCTCTTTAATTATTTTTTTAACGATTGTTTTCAAATCGTTTTCAGTTATTCTAATTACTTTTTTCATATTAACTTTTCAATGTTAGTAAAAACTTGGTTTTATTAATCTGAGCTAAAATCTCATCTCTTATGTTTAAAAGGTCTGAGTCATATTTACTATCTAAAACTTCCGAAAATGATACCAAGAACTCCACAATACCATCTATGAATTTTTGTAGATTAAGAACTTTGATATCTTGAAAGGCAACAACAAACTCTTCAGGGAATTGTGGTCTCCCATATTTTCCCATCATTGCTTCAGCAAATAGATCTAAACTCTCATCAATTGAGGCGTAAATTTTCCCATATGATCGATGTTTAGCATCCCCAAAAGTTTGCCAATGCAAAAACCTAAATTGATTTTGTATTTGGAATAGTTTCAATATTAATTCTTCTTTCATATTCAATTTACTAAGCCAATGGTGTCCTGAAAAAAGCACCTGAGATTAAGTCTTTCAGAAGATCTCTTGAGGGTTGAGGAGTTGAGGTTCCAGAAGAAGATGTTTGTGAGTCCTGGTCGGGATCATAAGTCACGTCTACTTTCGGCTCTCGAAATTCTTGTTTATAAATGTTTTGTCCTTCAGGTGAATTAACGTAATCTTGAAATTTCTCATCAATGTTTGGAACTTTAGCCGCCAATTCATCGGGTCCAACAAAGTTTCCAATTCCGATGTAATCCAAAAGACCTGCATAGAATTTAGTTCGTCTGAAGAGACTTATTAAATCCCTGTTTAGTCCAAGTTTACTCCATGATAATCCTGGCCAAAAATTTTTTGCCATCCATCTCGGATCAGAAGCTTTGAAGTTTTTAAACACTCCTGTATTCGAGGAAACGGTATTCTTCATTTTCTGAATCATTTTTACCGCGTCATCTTTTGATGCAAATGCAACCTTGGATGCAAAGCCACCAGCAACTCTTTTGGCTTCTGCCGACTTTTTACTTGCATTTACAAATAAATCGATCCAATCCGTAAGTACCTTTTTGAATCCAGCTGGAATTACTGGAACATTTTGAATTGCTGATTTTAGTTTACCACCCCATGTTATAGAGCTATTAATAAACTTTTGCATCATCGGAGATACCCTTCCCGCTTTTTCAAGGGCGACACCGGCCTCAAATGTTTTTCCGTTTTTAGCTAAAGTTAATGCTTGGTTCATCCCTTTGAATAGTTTACTCGATTTACCAACTCCTAATAGTGGTTTTGCTACTACGTCACCTACGTAAGGCACAACTGCAACCATCGAAAGAAATCCAAAAAAGTAATCACCTTGATTGATATAAGACATACCATTGATGAAATCTACAACCCCAGTAGGATCAAATATACCAAGAATGTCACCCAGTGTGTTATACCATTTTGATTCATTTATAGGTGTTTTAACTTTAGGATATAGTTTTTTCAGAGTCTCGACAACGAACTGTTTTTCTTGATCAGAAAATTGATTCCACTGCGACTGTGCGTTTTCTAATTTCAAAGAAAAAGCTATGTGTTGAAGTTGGTCTTGGCTTAATATAAAATCTGGCATTTATTTTTTCTTTATAAATATAGAGATTATAAAAAAAAGGTTCTTACGAACCCTTTTCAAATACCAACTCAGGTTGATTTTTTTCTTCCAAGAAAGCTTTGACCCTATTCTTGGCAATTTCACAATAATTGGGAGATAATTCAATACCAATCCATTTTCTTCCTTGAATTTCCGCAGCAACCAAACTTGTGCCTGATCCTACAAAAGGATCTAATATCAATTCATTTTTATAGGTAAGAATTTTGATTGCGTTATTTGGGATATCAAGTGAGAATGTTGCCTTTGTCAATTGTTTTGTGTCCGCAAAGTACTTCCATTGTCCATATACCAAATCGATAAACTCTTTTTTTTGATCTTCGGTATATGTTTTCTTCTCTTTTCCGTCTTCTTGCTCCACCATGACTGCAGACCATTGAGGTTCCCCTTTAACTTTCTTGATATGATGTTTTTTATATGCCAAAATTACACACTCTTTCGGATTATAAATGTATGGAGCTGAAGGAGACATCCATGATCCCCATGCAGTGGTTTTACTTCTATGGGGAGATTCCTCCTCGAGATCAACTACCCCAAAAAATCCGAAACCTATACTTTTCATAATGTTCCAAATCTCTGCAACCATGAATATACGACCACCCTTGGATTGTCTATTGATTTCGTAAGGTAAATTAATAGCTATTCTACCGTCATCTTTCAAAACACGATAGGCTTCTCTTAACCAATTATTTGAGAATGTCCTATATTGATCAAATTCCAAATCATCTTCAAATTGATCGTATTTAATACCCACTCCATATGGAGGTGAAGTCACAATTAAATCAATTGACTTTTCAGGCATTTCAGACATTACCTTTATACAATCCCCATTTATTATTTTATTAGTTTCCATTAATTTACAAATTATCCAAGCCAAATATAACGATCAATTTTATTTTTATGTGCATCATAATTTACCCTCGTCTCTCATTTCTTGTCGAATCTTACTCGCAGATATATCTCCAACCTCTTGAGGGGGTATATGTTCAATAATGTCATAACCAACACCACGACCGAAATTTACAGATTCTATGTCAGGTATAATTACAACTTTTACTTTTTCATCACCAACAAGTTTCCAAAGTTCTTTTTTTATGTTTGCCTCAACCTCTAAAGCACTGAATGGATTTTTTTCGTCAGGTTCGATGTCTCTAATACAAATAAGAATATTCTTACCCTCGTTTAACCTTTGATCAATTAACCACCTGTGACCTGAATGCCACGGCTGCCAACGACCAATAAACATGGAATATTGTTTAGAACCACTATTTTTCAGTTTTGGGTCACCCTCAACGTGTATTTTCCGCATATTTTAATACTTTTGACACTGATTCTTCAACATCCTCCTCAGTAGTATCAACACTCAGAAAGTTCTCAGTTGGGGGTTCATAATTTTCAACAAAAAAATCCTCTCTTCCTCTCAGTTCATTTGTGTGAATGTAAATCTCGACTAAATTAGTCCCCATTTTTTGTTTAAACTTGTCTCTTTGGTCTTTGTAAGGGGACACTAATGATACCACAACATCTCTTTTTTTATTATGAAGGTATTCAGAAATTTGTTGTGCTAATTCAATATTTTTTCTTCTCCCTGTTTCAGAATAATCTTTATTTTCGAATAAATTTCTCAAGTCATCCCCATCGATATGGAAGAAACTTGGTTTTTCCCAAATTATCCTTTCACAAATGGTTGTTTTACCAGCCCCTGGTTGTCCTGTAAACCAAATAATCATTTTTCTAAGTTTTCAATTTTTCTGTTCAAATAGAAAGCGGCTTTTTTGAGGTCTTCTAATTCCTTGGAAGAATTTTTTTTACCTGCTCTGACCACGTATTTTACCACGTTGAAAAGATATGCATCTTTATCTAAATCCCAAGCTTCACAAACTTTAATTACTTCATAAGGGTTTTCTTCACCTCCATAATGATGAGGGTGATTGACCATTTCAACTTTCGTGTTCATTTTTTTTCTTCCCCCACTTTTTTTCCATGTAATCGATGTATCTATGTGTTTTGTTCCCATTATAAAGCATCCACATAATGTAGTAATCAAACCACCACTCGAGTTTTTTCAGGATTTTTTTCATTAACTAAAGTATTTTTGAATCGCGTCGAGTTTATCGTCAGCATCAGCTAACATCTGAAGTGCTTCCTCAGCGTTTTTATAGAAATCTGCTGTTGAATGATCTCCAATACCTACTGCGTGGTTTGATAATAATTCCAAAGTCAAAAGGGCTTTGGCTTTCTGTGCCTCCGCCTCTTGACGGAGCATTTCAAATAAATAGACTTGTACGTTTGACATTATTTAAATTTTTTTCTTGTTTTTATAAATGGTTCATTTGATGGCACACCATTCATCTGTTTGGGGTTTGATTTTTTCTTGTATTGATAAGTTTCTTCTTTGGGTTCAGTTTTTACACCTTTCCATTTTTTCCACTCGGTTTTGGAAACATATTCCCAACTAATTCCTACCATATTTATTGCGGTTTTGTCATCAACTCTTTTGATGTCACCGACTTCTACGTTTTTTGACTCTCTAATTGCTTTAATACACTTCATAGTTTACCTCCATGTTTAATTTATTCTCCAAGAATCATATGGAATCATAGATTTTGGATGATATTGAAAAAAAGATTCGTGAATGTAAGTATCGGAATTTTCTTGCTTATTATCAAGGTATGCTCCCCAAAAAGATAATGTGGAGTTTGAGAGAATATGTTTGTCACATTTTGCCATCATTAACATTGAAACATGTGGATCTTCATCTATAAACATAATTCTTTCCTTATTAATGTCTAGTTTATTAAGTAAAAAACTTGACTTTTCTTTATTATCTGTAAATAGAAGTATTTGATCATCAGTAGATAAGAGACTTAATACATATTCATACCATTCAATTGGAGGGATAATAGGTGAAATGAAATCATTATTATTACCCATCCTCATATGAAGAGATGTTGTTGGATTTCTGAAAGTCTTAGAATAGTTTTTATGGAGATAATCTAGTATATTGGTGTTGGGTTGAAAAAAATTTAGTAGATATTCTCGATTATGATGCCAATAATTTTTATTGAAGAAGTATCCTTGAATTAGAAAAGGTGTGTTTGTTATTTCTTTTATGGGAATAAATTCTCCACCCGACCCAGTGTCATACTCCCAAGCAAGTCTCTGATCTAAATCCCAAATGAAAGCCTCGGGTCTTCCATAAAACCATGGTAAATTTGGAAATATATCGCCTAAACTTATACCTCTATCTTTTACTTCGTGCCCACCCCAAGGATCGAAATGATGATTTCTTTTTGAAGTTTGGGTGATATTAGATTGTAAGGAAAACTCTGATTGATGAGATAACCAATAACCTAATACAGGTTCAACTTTTGGATTATCTTTCGCATATGATAATAATGCTGATATTTGAAACATTAGATTACCAACACCACCCATGAGTAAAACGGATCCAGTTTTATCCGTTATTTGAGGGATTAATGTTTTGTAAACCATAATGTTCGGCTATTTCTTTTTCTGTTTTACCTTCTTTAAACATTTCATAAATATTACTACTTTCCTCGTCCTCAAAAATTAAAATATCACTTTTTCCGTAAAGATTGAGTAATGAAGAAGTTCTGAGAAAATGAAAACATTTTTCTTTGTCAAGATATCTTCTGTTGAATCCCATAAGAACAAATGTAAAAAAAAGTATTAACTATTCCAAATTGTGAATTTTTTTCAAATTAACAATCTGAAATATGTAAGCCATAAGAGCTCTTTTCATCATTGGAATGAAAGTTTCTTCAAATGGAAAGTCTTGGCTACATTTGACTTCAAATACCGGAATTTCTTTATAAAAATCTGTGTTACTCCACGTGGAATTTTCCTCTATTAATTCGACAAAAGATTTCTCATCTGTTCCTCCTGAAAAAATAAAGTTTAAAAACGTCTTACTATAATGGTCATCAGTTACCTCTTTTCTTATTTCATATTCCCACAAATAAATTTGATCTTCAAATTTTTTCCTATGAAAAATATAACCTCTTCCATCTTCAAGTCTGGTTTTATTTTTTCTTATTTGCACAGATATCGAGTCATGAGCAACATTCCAAATTGATTTTGCTATTTCGAATGCCTCGTAAATCTTTTGCCCTGAATATTTTACTGTTTTGTCAATTTCTTTTTGTTGTTCATCTCGAAGTTTTGGTGGTATTTTTGGCACAAGATCTTTGAATAGAATTTCATCATCATATGATGATAGGTTTTTCTTGATGGTCAACAACGTATTTTCTTTAGACAAAGATTGAAGATTTGCCAAGTGCAAGGAAAGTTCTACAAAGTCAGGGTAGATTTTAAGTTCATCAAATCTACGATCACACTTTTGAAGATACGCTAATAATGTATATTTCTTATGTTCAAAATCAATTGGTTCTTTGTATATCCATTCGGGATCCAATTGAAAGGAACTTTTTTTCGTTCTTGTCATCATAAGGAAAATATAAGTTCATAAAATTGTTAATCAATTCTGAAAACATAGTATTCTGTACCCATGACATTAAATATCTCATAAGTTCCATCATATGGGCTTAACTGTCCATAACCGTCCTCATCTACAACTGCTTGCTTGAATTTATCCATATCAATAAAGTCTTCTATGTTTAGTCCATTATCTTCCATGTAATATTCTATGTTTCTTTCAACATCACTCAACAAATCCTCAAGCTTTTTGTCAATTAATTCATCTGGCCAATCACCCTCTGGAGCTGTTTCTATATCTTCAATATCTGATTTTAGTTCCTCAATTTTTTCCTCTAATTCTGTTACACTATCTTCTAAGCTTGAAATCTGTTCTTCATCTTCAATATCCAAGGATAATTTTTCAAGTATTTCCATTTGAGCCTCCAATTTTGTGATAGTTGATTTTTTAAATAATATTTGGTCCATTTGTCCATCACTGAGCATCCTATCTTCATCATCTAAATAAGCCTCAGGGTTTTGAGAAAGATCATCATCATACCAACCTCGGGCATGATCCAATACCGCATCTTCATCAATGAAATTTGAATAAAAACTTTTGTTAAATCCCGCAATTCCAATTTCATCTACCAATCCATCAACATAATCTATAGCGGCTTCTTCTACTTCAGATTCATTTCCAACGGCATATGTCTGACCATAGAAATCATCATGATCTACCTCAAATTGAGAAAGTCCATAGTGTTCATATTTCATTGGAACAATGTAATAAACGTCTATCATTTTCAAGATCTCGTCTCGTTCATCCTCCAATTCTGTTATTTGATCATAAATCTCAGAATCAAAGTTTTCTGAAGCATCATATTCTACATTCAAACGATCCAATTGTACTTGAATCTCAGATAATCTTTCCTCCTGTTCTTTGTCCCTGACATCAGCACCCTCGTTTTCTAAATAATTGAGTATTGCCCAGGCTTTTTGACCCTCTTCATCCAAATCGTTTGTTAAAGCCCATTCTTGTTCAACTCTCCTTTCATCGGCCTCCTGTTTTTTGGCTAACTTGATTTTTTTAATCTCTAATTGTCTCAGTCTATCCCTTTCTGTTTTTTCTCTTTTCTTATCCTCTTCGACTTTGACTTGTTCAGAGTATTCAGATTTTAGGTAGTTCTTTATTTTTTCGATTATTTTTTTGAACTCAGGTTGTTCAAATAGAACAGAATCCCTGAGTGTATTATCTATCGCATCATAGTAAGACTCGTCCCCGTTAAATTTGAGTGATAAACCGACCTTGTATTTTAAATCTGTAGATGGTAGCGTTTTGTCTATTATGTAAAACAATTTACCTTCAGTATTATATTTGTTAAATGTATCAGCTTGATCACGTCCCGATGTACACCACTTAGTCCCCTTACCATAATAACAAGATGATTCAAAACTTAATGGGTTGACAACCAAGTATCTTGGAGACTCATAAACAATATTTGCACCTTGAATTTTTTTGTAGTTCCTTCTTTGTCTTTCAGCGTATTGGTCGAGTGCTGTTTTAAGTTCGTCGATTGACTTGTAATTGAAAATGTCTGTTTTTTGTAAATTAGATCCGAATTTGTTAAAATAGTCCAAAAGACCTTTGATTATTGGAAAATTTGTGTTGAATCCTATTTGATCCAAGTTTTTTCCTACCCATTGATAGTATTTGGATGGAATCTCATCTACTATTTTTATCATTTGGTCTTGAGAAAATTTCTTATTAAATTTATCTCTAAACTCTGACACTCTACTCTCAACCAAAATAATTCTTTCTGACATCAAATTCTTTATTTAATAAATATTGAAAGACATTTATATTTTGAAAAGAAACATATTTATCTACATAAACAAAATTTAAAAATTACCAATCATGGGATGCGGATGTAAAAATAAAGGCAACCAAAATAATCAGACTCCTCCAACACCACAAGAAGTCAAAGCACAAAAAGTTCAACTTGCGAAACAAGTTAATGAAGATGTGAAGTCAGCCATCAAAAAAACTATCGAGAAATATTACAACAAAAACAAATCCTAAAAGGGATATAGGAGAACAACTCAATTGGTAAAGGGAAGAGAAAATCTTCCCTTTTTTTGTATTTATATGATATGGCAAACATAGATGATTTTCTTGAGATGTTTAACAACGGTGATCTCGATGTAAAAAAGTACTTCGGGGACTATTCTGTATGGTTCAATCTATTGAAAAAGAGAGGCTTAATGGATGAGGTAGATCCTCACAATGCCTGGGGGGGTTCCGAAGTTTGGCAAAACGAATATCTTCTTTGGGCTTACGAATATGATAAACCTGTTTTTTATCATTGGATTCAGAAACTTCTCGGTGATGTGGAAATTGAAAATGGTAAAGCTTATTTGGTCGTTAAAGATCGTGGTGAGTTAGCAGATTTGTTTTGTGACAACAGAAATGATATCAGTCAAGATACCATAAAATCTATATTAGAAGGTGATTATGATTGGGATAGATATTGGGACACAACTGATGACGTTTACAGAGATGTAATCGAAGAATTGAACAAAGAAAATCTAAAAATATTCAAGGAAAGGATATTGAAAGAGTTGGCTGGCCAACAACTCTCACCTGAAACTGAAGAAATGGAACTGATAGCTGCTGAGCAAGGTCATAATGAATTTTGGGAGTTAAATTCCGAAAATGTTTCGAGAATTGTTGATGATGACAAATCGATAGAATCTCTATTAGATGATGAACTAAGTGATATGAAATCGGACCTTTATTCAGTTCACTCTAACGCTTATAATACAGCATATGAAGATGAGATCTATGAAGATATATTTTCTGAGTTGGGTAAGTACTTTGAAGGCAAGGGAGAATATATCGAAAGACCTTCCACGTTCAAGAAAGACACCAAAGTTCAATTATTCAAAATTCCAATCAAGGATTTGGAAGGATTCTTGGGTGATTATTTATCTGAGAACAAAGGGTATGGTAACTCGGGTACAATAGAATATCACGGATCTTATATCGGATTACTCAAGGAAGACCAAGATTGTCTGTCGACATATGCACCCGACTATCCAAGTTATTCCAAAATCGATAAGTACATAAACGATTATTTTTCAGATTATTTTTAAATGGGCCTATTAAGCAAATTAGAAGAACAAAAGAGGGAATACATCCACAAAAAACCCCCAACCAACATCAGAAAGATTTTGGACCAAATAAAATTATTTGAAGTATATCCGAACATCTTTGCTGTTGTAATCAAGGACGACAAACTAAGATCGAGAGTCTTTTTGAGATATCAAGAATTTTATGAATCCGATTCAGACTCATTTAGAGGTAAATCTTTCAAATGGGAAGATTATATCAAATTCTACAAAGAGAGGACAAAAAAAGATTACTTCTCTTATCATGAGGACTTTACGGGATATAATGTACCGTGTGAAACGATTGAAGCCTGTGCAGCCAAAATACCTGATCTGAACATATATGATATGATTATGTACAGCATTACTGACACTATCAAAAAAATTGTTGGGAAGGACCCTTATTACCTTATAGGTATTGATCAAGACACCGGAGGAGATCCGACATTGATTCTACACGAGGTCGCACACGGACTTTGGTTTTCTGATCAAGATTTTAAAAAACAAATGACGAATGCCATAAATAATATGGATTCAAATGTCAAAGATAAAATGTTAGATAGAATAAAAGAGTTTGGATATGCTGAAAATGTATACATGGACGAGCTTCAAGCTCATATGTCAACAGGTCTTTCTATTAAAATGAATAGAATCAAAAATATTAAGTCCGCTATGGTTCCGTTTTACAAGATATTTATGAAGTATAAATCCAAAATCAATCCAAAACCTATCCCGATTGATTGGAGCACAGATTTAGACAAGTGATCAAATTTTTAAACATATTGTCCCAAGTTCTTACTGAAGCTAAAAGATATAGATTTACACCTGAGACTTTAGATAGAATCAACAAAATTGTTGATAGGTTATGGAGTGATAGAAAAAAAGATTATCAAAGAAGAAAGGAATTTGTTGGTATCATTCCTATAAAATTAGCTAACGGAGTTGATGGATTGGTCAGAGTTTACGTTAATCCAAGACTTAGTTATATCGGTTCTATGGATTCCAAACCTTCAAAATCAATTGACCCAGCCGACATAATTATTGAAGTCAATCCGAAATTCTACGAATCAAAGAAAAATCTTTATCTTACCGTTTACCACGAGCTTTTACATGCCAGTGACCCAACCCAAAGTGTGAATTGGTCTCCTAAGTACGAGATGGGTTACGATCAAACGACTGATGAAAAATATTGGGGACATCCCATTGAATTTTTTGCGATATCAAATGAATTCTTAGAGGGACTTGTAAATGAATTTAAAAGAAGAGTTGAAAGATTCTCGATTAAGGATAATTCTAAATCACTACACAAATCCCTACAAAATATATTGAACTATTTTGCAAAGAATGAACCCCTAACAAAACAATCCTTAAATATTATACAAAGAATTAACGATGAAAATATAGGATCAAACAGATTATCTCAAACTATAGCTGATATACAAACAGATTTTCCTAATACTTCAGATATTTTTCCACCATTGTTTGAAGATGAACCATATTATCTTTATTATGTACAAATGATAAAACAATATAATCCTGAAATTTGGAAGAAATTATTATCCATGTTATACACAACATCAAAGGAAATTGAAGAAATAATCGACACAAAAAAAAGGGGTTTAAAATAACCCCTTTTCTTTTGCCTTATTTGTTAAGTATTCAAGTTTTCTTTCTGACTCATCTAAAATTATTTTTTGTTCATTAATTGCTTGAATTGCAATTGATACTAATTCTGCGTATTTTACGGTTCTAAAGTCCGATTTAACATCCAAGACTACAGCTTCGGGTATTACGTGTTCAATCTCCTGTGCGACAAATCCATAATCTATTTTGGGGGATATTCTTATAATCTCGTTTTCTTCATTTCTCCAAACTCTTTTATATGTTACACCTCTAATTTTCAATATCTTTTGAATCGCTTCATCTATATTTACAACATTTGTTTTCAATTTAGAATCAGATGGTGGCCCGGGAGGTCCTTGTGGACCTGTTGGCCCTTGTGGACCTGTTGGCCCTTGTGGACCTGTTGGACCCGTGGGTCCTGTATATCCTTTTGGTCCTTGTGACCCTGTGGGTCCTGTACCTCCTGGAGATCCTGTTGCTCCAGTACTACCTTGGCTTCCTCTTGGTCCTGTAGCCCCTGTTGGACCTTGTGACCCTTGTGGACCTTGAGGTCCTTGAGGTCCTGTTGGTGAGTTTCCAGTTGCTCCTTGTGGACCCGTGGCACCCGTCGGCGCATTTCCTTGTGCACCTCTAGCTCCAGTAGGTCCTTGTGGACCCGTGGCACCCGTCGGGAAATTTCCTTGTGCACCTGGTGGTCCAGTAGGCCCTTGTGGACCTGTTGGTGAGTTACCTACTGGTCCTTGTGGACCTGTAGGTCCTGTTGTACCTTGTGGCGATGGTCCTTGCGATCCTCTATTTCCTGTTCCACCTTGTGTTCCAATTGGTGAAGGTCCTTGTGATCCTTTGGTACCCTGTGCTCCAACCGCTCCAACGTTCCCTTGAGGAGATGCTCCTTGTGATCCTCTTGGTCCTATGCCACCTTGTGTGCCGATCGGTGATGGTCCTTGTGATCCTTTAGCACCCTGTGCTCCAACCGCTCCAACGTTCCCTTGAGGAGATGCTCCTTGTGATCCTCTTGGTCCAATAGCACCTTGTGTTCCAATTGGTGAAGGTCCTTGTGATCCTTTGGCACCCTGTGCTCCAACCGCTCCAACGTTCCCTTGAGGAGATGCTCCTTGTGATCCTCTTGGTCCAATAGCACCTTGTGTTCCAATTGGTGAAGGTCCTTGTGATCCTTTGGCACCCTGTGCTCCTACCGCTCCAACGTTCCCTTGAGGAGATGCTCCTTGTGATCCTCTTGGTCCTATACCACCTTGTGTGCCGATCGGTGATGGTCCTTGAGCTCCTTTTGAACCTTGAGCTCCGGCTGCACCGACATTTCCTGTTGGTGATGGTCCTTGAGCTCCTTGAGCACCTGTTGGTCCAGTAGATCCTTGTGGTGATGGGCCTTGTGATCCTTTGCTACCTTGAGCTCCAACCGATCCAATGGCTCCTTGAGGAGATGCTCCTTGTGATCCTCTTGGTCCTATACCACCTTGTGTACCGATCGGTGATGGTCCCTGAGATCCTTTACTACCTTGAGCTCCAGCGTCACCGACATTTCCTGTTGGTGATGGTCCTTGAGCTCCTTGAGAACCTGTTGGTCCAGTAGATCCTTGTGGTGATGGACCTTGAGATCCTTTGCTACCTTGAGCTCCAGAGTTACCGACATTTCCTGTTGGCGATGCACCCTGTGATCCTCTATTTCCTGTTCCGCCTGTTGGACCCTGTGGTGATGGTCCTTGTGATCCTTTTGCTCCCTTAGGTCCTGTAGCTCCAACATTTCCCGTTGGTGATGTTCCTTGAGCTCCTTGAGCACCTGTTGGTCCCGTAGGTCCCTGTGGTGATGGTCCTTGTGATCCTTTGCTACCTTGAGCTCCGGCTGCACCGACATTTCCTGTTGGCGATGCTCCTTGAGCTCCTTGAGCACCTGTTGGTCCTGTAGGTCCTTGTGGTGATGGTCCTTGTGATCCTTTGGCTCCGGTTGAACCAATGGCACCTTGTGGACCTTGTGGCGATGCTCCCTGTGATCCCCTATTTCCTATCCCGCCCTGTGGTCCAATCGGTGATGGTCCCTGAGATCCTTTAGAACCTTGTGGTCCAGTGTCACCGACATTTCCTGTTGGTGATGTTCCTTGTGCTCCTTGATTACCTGTGGGTCCTGTAGGTCCTTGTGGTGATGGACCTTGAGATCCTTTGCTTCCTTGAGCTCCGGTATCACCGACATTTCCTGTCGGCGATGCGCCCTGTGATCCTCTATTCCCAATCCCACCTGTTGGACCCTGTGGTGATGGTCCCTGAGATCCTTTGCTACCTTGAGCTCCTGAGTCACCTGTTGCACCTTGTGGTGATGGTCCTTGAGCTCCTTGTGAACCCTTGGCTCCAGTAGCACCTTGTGGTGATGGTCCCTGTGATCCTCTATTTCCTATTCCACCCTCTGGTCCTTGGGGTCCCACAGGTGATACACCTTGTGACCCTTGATTGCCTTGAGCACCAATCTGTCCTTGTGTTCCTTGACTTCCTTGATTACCTGGATCAGTAACCCTGTTTCCTCTCCATTGTACTACACCGTCTGAAAAATCAATAAGGGTACCCGCACTATTTGTTACTTCTGATACATTCAAATTTACATCACTAAAGGTGACTCCTTCATTAGAGACATTTGATATAGTGAAAAAACTTGGTTTGCTACTTTGTGAGAAAGCGATTTTGTTTCCACTTCTGAACATAGTGGTGGTTGTTCCACCTGTATCAATAAATTGTATTGTTCCACCCGAGGGAATTATTATAATATCTTCAGGCACTTATCAAATTTTTTAATTTGTTTATTCTTTCATAAATAGAATTAATCCTCGTTTGTTGTTCCTTGATTGCACCCACAGCGATCGATACAATTAGTCCGTATTCCATAGTTTTGTGACCAAAGGTATCCGTCCAAACTGCTGTAGGTATACTTTTCTCAATCTCTTGAGCAATGTATCCTAAAGATCTATTATGATAATAATTGCTATTAAACCTTTCCTCCAAGTCTGATCCCTTGAATGAGGTTCTTACGTATTCTTTATTCCAATCGAAATATACCCCTCTAAGTTCTTGAATCTTTGAATAGTTTCCTTTCAAACCTTTTATAGATTCTTTCAATCTCTGATCAGAGGGTGGGCCTTGTGGTCCTGGTGGGCCTGTCGGACCTGTCGGTCCCGTAGGTCCTGGAGAACCGGTAGGTCCTGTATTACCTGTATTTCCTCCTGTACCTGTGGGACCTTGTGGTCCTGTAGCCCCTGTTGGACCTTGTGGTCCTGTCGGACCTTGGTATCCTTGAGGTCCTTGAGGTCCTTGAGGTCCAATTTTTCCTTGAGGTCCTTGTCCACCTTTTCCTCCCGTAGCACCTGGACTACCTTGAGGACCTGTAGGGCCTGTAGGTCCTGTCGGACCTGTTGCTCCTTGGAATCCTTGTGGTCCTGTACCCCCTGGTGGACCTGTAGGGCCTGTAGGTCCTGTACCCCCTGTTGGACCTTGAGGTCCTGTACCCCCTGCAGCCCCTGTTGGACCTTGAGGTCCTGTGTTACCTGCGGGTCCTACTCCCCCTTGGTTTCCTTGAGCCCCTGTTGCCCCAATATATCCTTTTGGTCCTGTGCCACCTGGTGGGCCTACGCCACCTGTAGCTCCAGTATTTCCTTTGAAACCTGTTGGTCCTTGAGTTCCTTGACCTCCTTGAGAACCTGTTGCCCCAATATATCCTTTTGGACCTTGATTACCTTGTGGACCTACGTTACCTGTAGCTCCAGTATTTCCTTTGAAACCTGTTGGTCCTTGAGTTCCTTGTGATCCTACAGTGCCTTGAGCTCCGATATATCCTTTTGGACCTTGATTACCTTGTGGACCTACGTTACCTGTAGCTCCAGTATTTCCTTTGAAACCTGTTGGTCCTTGAGTTCCTTGACCTCCTTGACCCCCCTGTGCTCCAATATATCCTTTTGGACCTTGATTACCTGTTGGACCTTGAGTTCCTTGGCCTCCAGTATTTCCTTTGAAACCTGTTGGTCCTTGAGTTCCTTGTGATCCTACAGTGCCTTGAGCTCCGATATATCCTTTTGGACCTTGATTACCTGTTGGACCTACGCTCCCTTGGGCTCCAATATTTCCTTTAAAACCTGTTGGTCCTTGAGTTCCTTGGCTTCCTTGAGCACCTTGAGCTCCTGTGAAACCTTGAGCCCCTACAGTTCCTTGTCCTCCTTGAGAACCTTGAGCTCCAATATTTCCTTTGAAGCCCGTAGGTCCTTGAGGTCCTTGTGATCCTACAGTGCCTTGAGCTCCGATATATCCTTTTGGACCTTGATTACCTGTTGGACCTACGATCCCTTGGGCTCCAATATTTCCTTTGAAACCTGTTGGTCCTTGAGGTCCTTGTGATCCCGTAGCTCCTTGAGCTCCTGTGAAACCTTGTGCCCCTACAGTTCCTTGTCCTCCCTGAGAACCTTGAGCTCCAATATTTCCTTTAAGACCTGTTGGACCTTGAGGTCCTTGTGATCCTACAGTGCCTTGAGCTCCAATATATCCTTTCGGACCTTGACCACCCTGTCCACCTTGAGCACCTGTCGCTCCAATATTTCCTTTGTCTCCTTGTGATCCTTGAGTTCCTTGTGAACCTCGAGAACCTTGAGCTCCTGTGAAACCTTGTGCCCCTACAGTTCCTTGTCCCCCTTGAGAACCTTGAGCTCCAATATTTCCTTTAAGACCTGTTGGTCCTTGGGATCCTTGTGATCCTGTAGTACCTTGACCTCCTGTAAAACCTTGAGCTCCCACGGTCCCTTGTCCACCTTGAGCACCCGTCGCTCCAATATTTCCTTTGTCTCCTTGTGGTCCGACTCCACCCTGTCCACCTTGAGAGCCTTGAGCTCCAATATATCCTTTTGGTCCTTGAGAACCTTGTGGTCCTTGAGACCCTGTAGCTCCTATGTTTCCCTTACTTCCTGTCGCTCCTTGAGATCCTTGAGAACCGCGAGAACCTTGAGCTCCTGTAAAACCTTGGGCCCCTACAGTACCTTGTCCCCCTTGAGAACCTGTCGCTCCAATATTTCCTTTGAGACCTGTTGGTCCTTGAGTTCCTTGGCCTCCTTGACCTCCCTGTGCTCCAATATATCCTTTTGGACCTTGACTACCTTGTCCACCTTGAGCACCAATGGCTCCTATATTTCCTTTGAAGCCTATAGATCCTTGAGATCCTTGTGATCCCGTAGAACCTTGTGCTCCGATAAATCCGACATCTCCTGTGCCTCCTTGTGATCCTTGAGAACCTTGTGATCCAATAAATCCTTTTGGTCCTTGAGAACCTTGTGATCCTTGTGATCCTTGACTTCCCTTATTTCCTTGAAACCCTTGAGCTCCTTGTAGACCAATTGTACCTTTAAATCCCTGACCTCCCTGTGATCCTTGAGCTCCTTTAATGTTTTCTAAACTTCCAGCCCATGAACCATCTGAGTTGATTGCAATTGAGCCTTTTATTCTCAATTGTCCACTCGAAATGGTTAAACCTGTTGTAAAAATACCAGAGTTCGGATCGATTTTAGTTCCACTCGATTGTGTTGAAGAAGAAAGAACTAACGAGGAACCAACATCAGTTTGTGCTACAACATTAAGTTGAAGTTGTCCTGTATCCCCCTTGAAAACTATGTGAGGATTACTGTTGGAAGTGGTACCTGTTGGATATATGATTATGTTGCTAGCCATTAACTAAGTAAATTTTCTAATTCTTCGATCTTTTTATTTATGTCATCGATAAATATTTGTTGTGCTTTTATACCTTCCACAACCACTGCATTTAATTTTGGATAGTTGATTTTATAATATCCATCATTCAAATCTATTTCCACCACCTCCGGCAGGATTTTCTCAACTTCTTGAGCGATAAAACCAAGAGAGTGTTTTTTTTCCTTTGGATATCCCGCCTTTAATTTATAGAAAGTCTCATTCCAATCGAATTCAACAGGCTCAAGTTTCAAAATTATATCCAATGCGTTAGCTATATCTTGAATCTCTGTCTTTATTTTTTTATCTGAGCAGCTACTTTGATAAGTCTGTATACCACCTGCCCCTACTACGTAACAATCATTAGAATATTCAAAAAAGTCGTAGAATATTACCTTCGAATGGTTACCATTGTTGGCTTGACAATCAGCATTATCGGCATATTGATAGTTCCCATCTAATGGAAGTTGAGAGTAAAAAGTCACGGGATTTAATGGAAAATTACAAGCCGTATAACAACTGTGACCACTACCCTTATAAAAACTATAACAAGTTACACCCCCTGGTGGACCTTGAGGTCCCGTTGGACCTGTTGGTCCCGTTGGACCAGTTGGTCCTTGGGGTCCTTGTGATCCTCCACCACCCTGTGAACCTCGGTTACCAGTTGGACCTGTTGGACCGGTGGGCCCAGTTGGTCCTGTATTACCCGTCGCTCCTACATTTCCCGTTCCACCAGCACTACCTGTATTTCCTGTAGGTCCTGTGTCACCTGTTGGTCCTGTGGGTCCTGTGGGTCCAGCAGGACCTTGTGGTCCTTGAGGTCCCGTTGGACCCGTAGGTCCGGCATTACCTTGTGGGCCTTGTGGTCCTGTTGGTCCAGCAGCACCTTGTGGTCCTGTTGGTCCAGCAGCACCTTGTGGTCCTGTTGGTCCTGTGTTTCCTGACGGACCTGGCGGTCCTGCTGGCCCCTGTGGTCCAACATTACCGGTTCTTCCCAATGGTCCTTGTGGTCCTGTTTCACCAGCATTACCTTGTGGTCCTTGAGGTCCTGTTGGTCCAGTGGGTCCTGTATCTCCGATTCCTCCTGTCCCTCCTTGTGGCCCTTGAGGTCCTTGAGGTCCTTGAGGTCCTGTATCACCTGCTGTACCTTGTGGACCTGTTGGTCCAGTAGGTCCAGTTGGTCCTGTATCACCAATTCCTCCTTGTGGTCCTTGTGGCCCTTGAGGTCCTTGAGGTCCTGTTGGACCTGTATCACCTGCTGCACCTTGTGGACCTGTTGGTCCAGTAGGTCCAGTTGGTCCTGTATCACCAATTCCTCCTTGTGGTCCTTGTGGCCCTTGAGGTCCTTGAGGTCCTGTTGGACCTGTTTCACCAGCTACACCTTGTGGACCTGTTGCTCCAGTAGGTCCAGTTGGCCCTGTATCACCAATTCCTCCTGTTGCTCCTTGTGGCCCTTGAGGTCCTTGAGGTCCTGTTGGACCTGTATCACCTGCTGCACCTTGTGGACCTGTTGCACCGGTAGGTCCAGTTGGTCCTGTGTCGCCTATTGCTCCTGTAAATCCTTGTGGACCTTGAGGTCCTTGTGGACCTATGGGTCCAGTTGGTCCAGTAGGACCTTGTGGTCCTTGAAATCCCGTTGGTCCTGTTGGTCCTGTATCACCAATTCCTCCTGTTGCTCCTTGGGGTCCAATAGCTCCTTGAGGTCCTGTTGGACCTGTTTCACCTGCTGCACCTTGTGGACCTGTTGCACCGGTAGGTCCAGTTGGTCCTGTGTCGCCTATGGCTCCTGTTGCTCCTTGTGGACCTTGAGGTCCTTGTGGACCTATGGGTCCAGTTGGTCCAGTAGGACCTTGTGGTCCTTGAAATCCCGTTGGCCCTGTTGGTCCTGTATCACCAATTCCTCCTGTTGCTCCTTGGGGTCCAATAGGTCCTTGAGGTCCTGTTGGACCTGTTTCGCCAGCTACACCCTGTGGTCCTATTGCTCCTTGAGGTCCAGTGGGTCCTGTATCTCCTATCGCTCCTGTGGAACCTGTTGGTCCTATGTATCCTTGTGGACCTATAGGTCCGGCTGGTCCTTGTGGACCTTGTGGTCCTTGATGTCCCGTTGGTCCTGTTGGTCCTGTGTCGCCTATTGCTCCTGTAGGACCTTGTGGCCCTTGAGGTCCTTGTGGACCTATGGGTCCAGTTGGTCCAGTAGGACCTTGTGGTCCTTGAAATCCCGTTGGTCCTGTTGGTCCTGTGTCGCCTATTGCTCCTGTAGGACCTTGTGGCCCTTGAGGTCCTTGAGGTCCCGTTGGACCTGTTTCACCTGCCACACCCTGTGGTCCTATTGCTCCTTGAGGTCCGGTTGGTCCTGTGTCACCTATTGCTCCTGTAGGACCTTGAGGTCCAATGTATCCTTGTGGACCTATAGGTCCGGCTGGTCCTTGTGGACCTTGTGGTCCTTGAGATCCCGTTGGTCCAGTTGGTCCTGTATCACCAATTCCTCCTGTTGCTCCTTGGGGTCCAATAGGTCCTTTAGGTCCTGTTGGACCTGTTTCACCTGCTACACCCTGTGGTCCAATCGCTCCTTGAGGTCCAGTAGGTCCTGTATCTCCTATAAAACCTTGTGGTCCTGGAAAACCAGTTGATCCTTTAGGACCTTGAGGTCCTGTTGGTCCTTGTGGGCCTTGAGGGCCTTGAGGTCCTGTTGGTCCTTGTGGACCTGTTTCACCAGCTACACCTTGAGGGCCTTGATAACCCCCAAATCCTGTGTCTCCTATCTGACCAGGTGATCCTGTTGGGCCTTGCGGACCTTGTGATCCTTGTGATCCTGAAAATCCTGGAAATCCCGGTGCTCCTTTGAGACCAGCCTGTGGTCCGATCCAATTCAATGTACTATTTGCGAACTGAACTCCTCCGACACTTCCGAAGTTTGTTATATTGATTGGACGGGTTGGTAAATTCACTTGCCCCGCACTCGGTTTGAGTTCAATGGTACCACCTACTGTATTTCCTGATAGTGTGATTGTGGCTCCTGAAGACACTTTCCACTCCTGTGTTTGGTTCGAGGTGTCAGTATAATATATGAAGGGTAGTTTTGAAGGTTGATTACCTCTACTTGGAACTATCAGAATGTTTTTGGGCATATCTTAATATAAGTTTCTAATAAATACTTCTTTGGATGTTTCGTACTAATAAATATAACGAACTCTACAAGTTCATTTTAAAAAATATTATAATTCCAATCACAATAAAGAATTATGAATTATATCTCATGTATAAGTGACAAAAAAACAAAGTGCAATCTTTTTGCTGATTTTATTTTGAAAAAACTCGGAGTCAACTCATCATCTGTAATTCATGTAGTAGACAACAAAAATTTCTTAGTGGTGAACGGATATTCTGATGTAAAAGACATCCTAAATATGAATGATATCACAAAAGAGTTCAATAAATTTTATTCTAATCTTTTGACACCTTTGACTCATACTATAGATTTAATCGAGTATGGTCAAGAAGTGAGTGTTGTTGAGTCAGTAAAAACGATACTTTTCTTGACATCAGATAATAACTCATATCACCACAGTCTTTTAGAAAATTATAAAGATAAAAAAAAATCATTCTTTTTTGACGGTATCAGATCCTATGAGATACTTGAAGATACCTTCAAGCCTTCAACCTCTGAATTTCCCCATGGTTATTCATTAAATCAAGGAAGAAGTTTGTATTATTATTCCAAATTTATCGGATATAATATATGTAGAGAGGTAATCGGAACTAAATTAAGTATTGAATTAAGTTTATCAAAGCTAAATCCAATCAAACATGTTTCAGTTGATTGGGATGAACATGATGAAAAATTAGAATCTTATATTTTAGATTCATTCAATTTCAACTATGAGAAGATTGTCGAAAAAATAAAAAAAGTGGACTTGTCGATCGAAGTGACAAATCCACTTGAAGATTTTGATTTTTTGAAAGAAAAAATTATTTTAGATCTTTTTATTTAATAAGACTTCTGTGATTATTAATTATTGCGACTGCCTCGGTCAGTTCATTGTAATCTCTCTCGGGTACGTATTGATAAGCAGTATGATTTCCATTCTCCGTTTCAATTATTAATAATGCTGGAATCATATCGTTATTGTTTATTTTAGAAAATAGATCATACTCATCCGAAAATTCATCTATATCCCTTTCATGAAACTCAATTTTTGATTCTTCCAACAATTTTTTGAAATCTGTACAAAATGGACATCCTTTCATTGTGTAAACTATGATAGACAAATCCATTATACTAAGTTCAAAGATGATTTTATGGACTCAGCCAAGATATCAGGTGTTTGAACACCTACTTTAGTATCAACAATCTGCCCATTTTTTATGTATTTCAAGGTTGGCACACTTCTCACACCCATATCCATGATTAGATCTCTGTCGGAGTCTACGTTAAAAGCGAAGATCGGAAGGTTTTCACCTTTATCTTCTAATATCTTAAAATTTTTGGCTAAGATTTTACATGGTCCGCACCATGTGGCATAGAAATCAAGAACAAATGACTCTTTGTTTTCCATTTTTTCTTTAACCTCTTGTGATGTGATTTGAATCATTTTTTGATATTTTTAGAAGTGAATTGATGTAAAAATTAATTTTATCAAAATTTTTAATTTCAAAATAAATAGTTACACAATAATCGATGTGATTTATTTTTTTTAAATATAAATAAAAAAAATCACTCTTAAATATTTGTGAATGCCATTTATCAACCTCAGATTTGATATAAACCTTTTCAAGTTTAGAAAAATGACTAAGATCAAGGTTCATTATCGGTAAATCGTACTCTGAAAAAAATTTGTTCTCTTCCTTTTCAACCCATTTTAAATATTCATGTTTTTCCATATTTGTCCTATTAAAAAAAGTAATTTAATTTTTGTTTGTCAATTAAGTTATATGTCCAAAAAAGGAATCCGTTTTCTGCCCAAGCGGAGTCAGATTTTAGAACTTTGTGATTTGATAGAAGTTTTTCTATCTTGACGGTAGTGATATTTTTTCCATTGCCAATATATTGAGTCATTCTCTCATCCAAAAGTTTCAAAGGTTCAATCCAATCCTCACTTAATGTACTATTAAATTTTCCGAGTGATTGGGGTCTAACAAAAGTAACTCCATCAAAGAAAGCAGCACTTGGACCAGCTACTATACCGACTTTTCTAAAAATTAGGTATTCTATTGTTGCTCTGTCATTTGATACAGTGGATCCTTTTCTTAATGATACAATGATTGACGAAGGTCTTCCGATATAAGTCTTGACACAATTGTTCTGATTTAAGCTTTCAGCGTTATATTCATCAGAGTTAGTGAGAATTATTGGATAATAAACTTCATCCTTATGTTGAATCGGTATTTTAAATGCATCGTATAAACTCTGAGGATATATTCTAGTGTAAAAACCTCTTTTGTAGAATTCATACAAATCCGCCCAATCTAAGTGTTCTTTTGTAAACTCATCCAAATTTTTTGACTTCCATTTAATGTTTTCACCAGCGCTTTTCAAATAACAATAGAAATCACAATGATCATAAAATGTGGACCAAGCAAATTCGTGATTCAATACTAACTTAGCAAGTACAAAAACTTTTTTCAGTTCACTTTTAGATGTATGTTCACCCAAAGATGGAAGTGTAATAGAAGTTGATGAGTCGTAATCTAAACAAGCCTCAACAAATTCTTTGTCTTGTAAAACCCACTGCTCAGGGAAAAAACCCAACATGTATTTGAGTCTACTTACACTTAATGATTGTTTTGCATTATGTATCGCTTTCTTTATTACATCTCCTTTCAAGTCATAATCTGACATGAAAGCATCCACGAGTTTCATATTATGTTTTCTCAAGTTCTTTAATTTCGGTAGGAGTCCAAAACTTTTGAAATATAATTGGAAATTATTCGGGTATTTGATTCCTTTTTTTTCGAGGTAGAATCTGACAATCATTTGGTTGGGACTTTCAACATTTGACTTTTGAGGAAATAGTTGATTACAAAATAAATTAATTGCTTTATCAGCTATCTTAACACTCTCTTCCCTATTGAGAGGTAACCTTTTTATAATATTACTTCTTAGTTGAGAAATTGGGTTACTACTAAAAAAGTTCCTTCTTATTTGCTTTATACATTGTTTTTTCTTGTTATAATCATTCAAAAATCCAGAATAAAGATCACCCCCCGAAAGGTTTACCGTCAGGAAATCAACATTCCTCGATATTTTAAACCAATGAAATCCCCTAATTCTTCTTTTGTAGCCGTGGAAAAGTTTTAGAGATATTTTGGTTTCACCAACCTTTTCCAATACAACCATCGTGTCAAATTTTGTTACTGTGCACAACTCATTGGCAAAATTTTCCACAAATACAGAGGGATCAGTACTAGTACTTTCATTTAAAAAAATCAACCTATCATTTTTTGTGTAATTTGAATGTTGATTCTCATCCACGATAGGAACATGATCTTTGTGAAAAATGGTGAAATAATTGGTTAGACTGAATTTATAAATTTCTTGTTTCATATGATTGTACCAAAATAGTTACAATTACAAATGTAACAAAAATATCCATTCCCTTTTATATTTTCCGAAAGTTTAACATCCCAATCGCCATCTGAGTGTTCCGTATCTTGGGAAAGGGCTTGATTAACATTTACCCTAAAATCGTTCTCAATTAAAATTATACCTGAAATAATCTCCACAGACCATATTCCGCGTTTGTTGTATTTCACATAATCTAATTTCAAATCACCTTCAGTAATATGAAAATTTACGTGGTCCACAGTTTCGGAAACGATCATGGGGGAAATCATTTTTTTATTTGACCTTATTAAAATTTCGATTGAGTTTGTATTTCGTAATATAAAATTAGAATCAATAATTAAATAATAGTCCGTCTCTCTATCCTGAAGAAAATCTATCCTTGATTCGGTTAGGTTTTTATTTTCTTTTATTTCAACAGACATATAATCTTTGTTGTTTTCTTTGAATTTTTCAAGTTTGTATAAATCTGATTCTTTGTTGTAGTACAATACCAATTTTATCAGATTCTTAGGGAATTTCTGTATTTTTAATAAGTCCAAAGATTGATTAATATCTTTCAAATCATGTTGAAAAAACAAACCTATTGATATTGTCTTTTTTGTTTGAGTTTCCATAATTTTTGAGTTATTTCCATAAAAAAAGTCATAGTTAAGAGTCATGAAGTCCGTGATTTTATCTAAGAAGTTTTTAACTTTCTCGGGACCATTTGCATGAATTACTGAGGGAAAATTATCAGTCACTCTATTTCTTATCCTTCCAACTAAATCCATTTCTATGTCTTCTATTGATTCATTAAGAGTCTGAAAAATATATTGATTATTATCCAAGAATATTTTTGATGGTATATCAAATCCATATCTTTTAGTGTATAACCCGAATCCCTTCCCTTTCCCAACGGAATCAGGAGTATTTACCCATTTTCTCAAATGTAGTTCTGAAAAATTGGATTCCATAATCTCGGGAGTAAGATCCGACTGATGATGATGTCCCCACTTGTTTTCGTAATCACCATCCCAAACTTGTTCATACTCAAATGGTACCACTATTATAATTTCGCCAAATTTGTTTTTATTTTTTTTCAACCAATTTTGAGCATCCTCCCTTTTCACGTGTTCGAACACATCACCCATGATTATCACATCATAATAATCAAAATCAAAATCTAAAAAATTTTCAACAAATACATTTTTGTAATACTCCTTCAATCCGTATCTGTTAACATACGGTTCAAATATCTCAATTGCATCAATATTTGAAAAATGTTCACCTAGGACATATCCCCATTTTCCATCACCAGCACCTATGTCAAGTATCTTTGAGTTTTTATTAAATTTAGTTCTCAAAATTTCAATTACATCTTGATCAAACACAACTTCGCTCATCCATCCTATTTTGTGTCCCGAATTGGATAAAGGGTATTTATTATTAGGTAAATTTGTCTCCGTTTTTTCTACTAAGTGTGGTTTGGTGGTGTGAATTTGTTCAAGGTATCTTTCAGAGTAATATAATTGATCGTCGTCTTTATCATCTATTGGATCATTAATCAAACTAATGATTTCGTCAGCATAACCAATGAATCCACCTGAGTTCAAAAATTTATATTTGGTTAATGATGCAGGATATTGATCAATCAAAGATGGGTTGGGCCAACAAATTTTTTCTGCTGAGAAGACTATGGGTCTTCTGAATTCTCTAAATTTTTGTAAAATTTGTTGAGGGTTTTGAAGTAACATAACATCATATGAGTCTGTGAACATTATAATGTGGTCCTCGAGTTTGGGCCATCCTTTTAATTCATTTCTCAAGAGATTTATTTTCTGGCCTCCTCCGAAAGTTTTCAAGATTCCATTTTCAGCTTCACCTCCCACCCAGGTTTGACCCAAGCCAAGTATTTTATAAGGTATACCAAAATATTCACAAGACTTACGAAATCTATCCAAACGATCATTTTCCTCCGTAGCAACGGTTATTAATAAAAATTTATCGATTCCGTCATCATAGTAGTCATTCTTGAAATAGATTGAGCTTTTTTCAGTCTGTGAGTTTTGAAAAGCTAATGTTTCAGGTTTTATCAATTGCTCTTTGAGACCTAAACCTTTGAGAAATTTGATGTCATAATTTTTTTTGTATTGAATGCAATTTGGATTGGCCCTGTTCAACATTATAGGTACAAATTCATCTGCGGGAATCAAAGCATTTAGGAAGTTTGAGTTTACTAAGTTCTGTGAACCCTTTTTAGTTAGGATATAAGAGAGACACCAATAAGAGAAGTCAGGGATTACAACGTTTTTTTTCAATTCAAATTCATAGTTTGGATTGATAACCTTTCTACCCAAATAAAAAAAGTCCCATTGGTAATCACCCGTCCATTCTTTTACTTGTTTAAGTTTATCTGTAAACTCAGGACAGAACTGTGCATCGTCTTCTAGTATTAAAGCAGATTTAATTGTGTCATCATTTTGAATTAATTCCCAAGCTCTATAATGTGAAATTGCACATCCAATCTCACCAAGTGTCAGACCTCTACCTCTGTAACTGTCGTAGTAGTCTGCCAACGGTGTAATTTTGTTTTCTTTCAACCATTCTTCATCAATCGATGTGCCATCAACTGCTTCTATTCTTATAATCCTAATTTCTTTGTCTAAACCTAAATTTTGAATTCTTGATAAAATTCGATCGTAGCGATCTTTACACCTCTCTAAATTGATTATTATGATCGTATCATACATGAGTTCCATGAATGAAAGTTAATCAAATGAATAGAAATATCAATTGAGACAAATGAATCCTAGTGGGACCTTTTGAAATAATCCTTCAGCGTTGAAAAATAGTTCTTCTTTCGGTTCTATTTTCTTATTGTTGATTTTAACGCAGATTTCGATCAACTGTTTTTTCGTTAGAGATAGCTCGTCACCTTTATTAAGGTTAATCATCACAGCTTCTCGGCATTTTTTAAAAAACTCATTTTTTTGATCCTGAGGGACCAAAGTATTAAGCTCATTAGGATTTTCGTTGAAAAATTTGAAGAGCTGTGATAAATATATTTCAACGTCAACACTCATAAAAATTAATTAGTTAGTGGAGTAATATCCCACATTCCACATCCTCCACACATGTCTTCAGATCTAGATAAGAGTCCCTTTGGAACTTTTACTGATGGACAACCTTTAACATTTAAGAAGAATAGATAAGGTAGTTTTTCGATTGATTTTGGTAAAGTCTTAAGATCTTTGTTGTTAGGAACTGCCAAGAACCTAAGTGAGGTACACCCACCAATTTCCTCAGGTAAAGACGAAATACAGTTATCGAGTAGAATCATATCAAGGTTTTTGAACTTACCAATTGATGGAGGAATATTGATAATAATCGAATCCTTGTCTCTATTCTGAATTTGAAATTCTTTCAAGCTTAGGGGTAAGTTTTCGATCAATTCATCCAATCCATAAAGTGCAATAAATTTACCCACGGCACCTGACTTGAAATTGTCAATTGATAATTTATCTCCACCAACTGTGAGACCTTTAGCAAACTCAGGTTTGAATACATCTTTCAATTCTGCCATAGGACCCATAAGAAATTTTACAAGATCAACTTGTCTATCATCCTTATCCATAAACTGATTGGATGGGAAATGGAATTGATATCTGGTTTTCGGTAGACCTGTATTTGAAGAGACGTTTTGATCGTTTGGATCATAAACCACGTATAAAGGTCCGTCTTTAATATATCTATCGAACCAAGATAAACCTGGAGCTGAAGTACACCATCTTGTTTCTACTTGATTACCACCATAGAAACATGAGGCCTCTTTTCCTTTCGCACCTTTGTCTTCGATTTTTACTACTCTCCAATTGTTACCATCATACATAAGTTCAGCACCAGGGTGAACTGTAGCAGATTTTCTTTCTGCCTTTGTTGTGGTTGCCATCGTAAGGTCAAAATCTTTTACCGCATCATAAAGTTGGTCAGGTGTGAGAAATTGTATCTGTCTTTTGTCTTTAGGAAGTTTACTCTTAAATCTATCATATTTTTTTAGGTCATCCGTAACTTTATAAAGATCTTCCATAAATCTATCCTTCAACATCTTAACCTCTCTCTCATAACCGGGTTCGCCATATGGAGTTTCTGTTTGTTGATTAACTTTCGTATAAGACTTGATCAACCATGGAGTATATTTACCTGCGCGAGCTTTTTTTAACTCTGATGTAGTAGCTGATTCAATATCTACATCATTTAAAATCGAATTTGGATCAGCGGCAATCAATGCTGCTAATTCACGGACAGACATTTTAGGTTTTTTTATGGTGCCGTCCTCCTTCTTTTTTGGTTTGGTATAGGTATCAATTAAGAAATCAATCCTTTCGAAATCTTCGACAATGACAGTCCTCAATAATGATGTAAATTTCATCAGAACAAATTTAATAATAAATATATTGGGAAGATAAAAATTACTAATAATTCATTATCAAAAGTTCCTCTCCCAAATTTTGTTTTCCGCCTTTTTTTGCTGCTGCGGCTTTGGCAAACTTTTTACTTTCCCAACGATATCTTTCTTTTGGATACCACTGACTCAAAAGATCAAACTCATAATAGGATAAACTAAACTTACTTTGCACCAAATTTAAGGTTTGTGCAAGTCTTTGATGATCATCCCTATCAAAATCATGATTGGAATAATAGTTTTCCGTCTTCCAATAAGGTGGATCTAAATAGATATAGGTTGAGGGTGCATCGTATTTTTCTATAACTTGTTGAAAATCTAAATTTTCAACATGAGTAATCTTTAGAAAGTGTTCGATCCAATACGGTTTACTCAACTTATCACGGAAAGCCAAATACTTAGATCGGTACTTACCTTTCAAATCTATGAATGAGGATGATTCAGGTTTACTTCCTGAGAATACTTGTGTGACAATATAAACGTATTTTGCCGCCGCTTCATAATTTGGATAGTTCATTGTGAAACCTGATGAAAACAACTCTGTCTGATATTCTTTGAATCTTGTTTTATAACTTATATCAGTAACAAAGTCTCCGAATTGTTGACAAGGTATTGAATCTAAGGCTCTTTGAAGTTCAACAGGATTTTGAAGACACTTGAAAAGATTGTAATTTAAACAGTTGAAATCGTTGTAAACAACTTTATTGAGATTTGGATATAACTCCAAGTCCATGTTAAAAAAACACCAAAACATCCCTCCGAATGTCTCAACATATGTTTCCATATCTTGATGATAATACTCTACAATCCATTTACCTATTTTTGATTTTCCTCCAATATAACTCAGCATGAGTAAAAATATAAGAAAAAAAATTGAAAAGGCAAATTTACTTATAACAATTTTTGTAAGGTCTACAGGATGCTTTTTGTGTGAACCCCATCTTTGAACACGGTGTAGATTTACAATAAGATTGACTATACTTTCTCTTTTTTTTGAATTCCTTTTCCTCCAAATATTTGTATAATATTCTACGTATTTGTTCTTTTAGCATATCTATAAATATGAATAAGATTTGTATTCCGTGTAACTTGATCAAAATTATTGGTTATACGATTATTATTGTTGGTTCAATTTGGATCTATCAAACTTTACGTGGAGTTTGACATACATGTCACCTCCGTTAAACCCTTTTCCTTTCAATCTTAGGGGTTTCGAGCTGTCGAATTCAACGGGAATATCTACTTTTAGTTCTGATAGTGGGTGTTTGATGACAATTGAATTTTTTTTCAAATCATCTAATCCCAAATGTAAATTAAGTATTAAATCATCACCTATTTTCTCATATCCGTCTAAGGAGCTCATTTTAATTTGTAGTACTAAATTACCAAATATTCCATTATGATAGTCACCGAGTCCCTGAAGTTTAAGAAATTGTCCTTCATCTATTCCTTTAGGTAGTTGTATCTTTATTGTTTCCGCTGTTGGCTTTGTTCCACTTGTGTCGCATACGTGACATTTACTAAGAAGTCTATATCCATCACCATTACACTCATTACAGACCTTTCTGATCTCTTGTCTAAAGAATCCAGATCCACTTACTATTGAATGATACCCCTGACCTTTACAACTATCACAAATCTTCCTATTCCCACCCGCACCATTACAGGCACTACACATTACATTCCTGAAGTAATTGACGTTTATTTGTTCCCCTATGAAGGATTGTACAGGACTTATAGTTACAGTAACAATTTTATCAGGAACAATTGGTCTACGTGGTCTTTGAGGACGCCCCCCGAACATATTGGCAAACATCTGTTCGAAGTCTGAGCCGGCAAAAGGATTTTGCCCTTTATTTTTAAGGGATTGTCTTTTTTCTTCTGTGCCTATATTTTCGTAAGCTTCTGCAATCTCTTTAAATTTCTCAGAACCATTAGGGTTCACGTCGGGGTGATAATCTTTTGATAGTCTTCGGTAAGCCTTCTTTATTTCCTCATCGGTAGAGTTCTCTTGAACTCCTAATATTTTATAGTAATCTTTCATTATGTCTCAGTTCATAATAGTCCTATTCAAAAATAAAGAGAGGAAAAAAATAATAAAGAAGTTTCAGACCGGTAAGAAAGCACTCAGTTTTTTTAACAATTTAATCTCTGAAAACCAAAGTGTTGTCTTTAATCGTGAAGTTGAGAATGCAATACCATGTGTTTATGAAATAGCTCTGTTAGAAAAAAACTCTCAGAGGTTACTACCAACTTATATGACTGATGAATTTGGTAGAAATATCAAGGTTAAACTCGAAGACCCTGAATTTAATATTCTCAAGATATCTTCATACAAATACCCCGAGACAATATTTGATATTAGTCGTAATAAGAAAATTACAATGAATTTCTTTATAACGAGATATTTGCCAACCACATCAATCAAGGTAATGTCGATCCTTAATAATAAGGTAATATTACAAAACGATGATGAAATAAGATTATTCTCCCTAAAGTCGGAGTCAGAAGCAGAGAGATTTATAAACGTTCTTTCTCATAGTTTCTTCGAAATGAAAAGGGGGGATTGCATCTTTGTTAGTGATACATCATCCCCCCAGAGGAAGTATTTGTTTAATTTTTTAGAATCAAAAGGTTACGACAAAAAAACTTTATACAGGAAATATACTACTCATCCGAGGTCAAAAGAAAAATGAAATCTGTCCCTGAGATGTCAATTGTAAATCTTTTAGAATCTTTTACTTTCATTTGTTTCGCGGCATTTTCATATTCTTCCACTCCCATTTCAAACACAACCATCGTCTTACCTTGATGTAATTTTTGTAGTTCGTCAGCAATTTTCGCTAACCGTTCTACTGTCCCATCAACGCCATTTTTAGTTTTTGCCATATTGTTAATTTCTTATTCTCGGGAAATAATTGTTTTTTATCAAGATTCCTTATCTCTCGTACTAGTTTCTTCTTTTCTAATTCTAGTTCTTTTTGATCTTTGTGCTGTTCGCTCTTCAACCAATTCAAGTGATGTTCCTCGTGTTGTCCCATCTTCTAAAGTATTTTCTTTTTTTTCAAAGTCAAAGTATAGAGATTTTAGGGTATCTAAATCAGTCGTTTCGAAAGTCCTCTTCAAAGTATCAATTGTTTCTTTGAATAATTTTTCCTTCAGCTCCCTATCTTTGTTAAGTTTGATGACTTTATTGATTTTTGAAATTGTTTCGGTGACTTCCGATTCCTCAAAAGAACAAACAAACGATATTCCCTTGAGGTTTTGTTCCCCCGAATCGAAAGGTATAACTTTATCTTCTGCTGTGAGACTTTTAGGTAATCCCCAATTCATTGGAAATTTCAAGTCTATTGTAATATACCCATCGAGAAATCGGATAGAATGAATGTACTCCGAAAAAATTTGTAATTCTTTATAAAAACTCATATTGTTAGGTAAGTGATTATGTAAGTTAATGTCAAACTGTTCAAAATTAATTCTGTCTTAGACATATTGATCGGTTTTGGGTTCTTACCAAAAACGGTTGTAGCAAAAATGAACAACGTCCTTGATAAGACTAAGACTGACCAATAGAATAAAAACAAATATAATGTTGATTGGTTAATCATCACTCTTCAGTTTTTTTATGTTCCAAAATCTCGCCTCTTAATTTCTGAAGAAGTGCTTTCAATTCTTGAGCTGCCTTTCTTGCTCTTGTACCTGCACTTTTGTTTCCTTTGAAAAATTTAGTGGTGTCAACTGAAAGCAGTTCAGTCAACTCTTTAATTTGCTCTAATGTTTCCATTTTAAAAAAAAATTATGTAAAGTTTATTATAGGAAATATAAAAAAACCCCCTTCAGAGTAAATACAATGAAACTTTTTTAGTATTCTATATTTTTTTCAAGAGACTTATAGAGCTCTGTAAGAATATCCAAATCTGATTTGGTAAATGGCTTTTGTAAGCTAAACACATCATCAATAAATTGAGAGATTGACAATTTTACTCGTTGATCCTTTTGATTATAATAGGTGTCTTTAAAGAACTCCCAAAAGTAATCTTTGTGAGCACCAGATTCTTTGATCTTAATATTTTCTTTATTGAAGTTATCCAACAATTTACCCCAACACCATTCAAAGTGATTTAATTTGTCATCAACGGTCAAATTTATTTTGGTCTCAGATTCTTCTGACCCCAAATAGGTGTCACCCATAATCTTGAAAAGACTTTTGAACAAATCACCGTATAACTCTATCTTCTCAGGTATCATGTTGTGTACGCTGAACCAAATTTGAACTTCGTCGTTTGCAACTGGTTTTGACATCCACCTAAAAAAATTCTCCATAGAATTTGCCATCCTATGGAGAATATAGATTATTGTTATTATTTGTGAAGTTATTGAGTTTTCTGACTGTAAGAAAACAGATGTTTCATCTTTTCAAGTTGCTCCACAACTAATTTATTATTTTTATCCTCCGTCGATTCTAATTTAGCAAAAAGTTTGTCTGAATCTTTTTGACCCTTAGATTTGTTGTCACCTGAAGTAGGTTGGTCAACTCTCTTGTAAGAATTCTTTTTTTCTTGAGAGAATATATTTTTCTTTCTCTTATTGTTAATTTTCTCACCGAGTTCAGTTTCAACCGCGTTTGCGTATTTTTGAGAGTTTCCTGTTTTAGATGACCCAACAATTGTGTTTTCCATCCACTCTTCGTTTGGTTTTATTTCATCATAGTCTAAGTTTTCCATCCCACCACCATAGGAAAATTCTTCAATATATTCCTCAACATCTGCGTCAGGTGTATATGCTTTCTTATCCATCTTTGCCAGTTCTCCATTACCCTTTGGGAAATTTTTAGGATTTGGTTCAAAGTTGCCTTTCGATGCATCCTTCAAATATTCTCTTAACTTTTTTGTTACAGCTTCTAACGCTGATTTATTTTCTTTTCCATCCTCTCTATGTACTTTTTCAGCAACTTCGAGTCCTTTTGGTGTTTTGTCAGCGATATTTCCCTTAGTTTTATTTACTTCCTGTTCGACTACAATTTTCTCAATTAAATCAATCAATTCATTTTCATTTAATTGTAAAGAATTGAGATTAAATTTTGATTCTTTTAGACCACCTAAAGTTAGAGCCATATTAACTTGCTTCAGAGTCTTCAAATCTTCCGAAGACAATTTCTTATCTCCCTTAGCTTTTGCAGTTAATTCTTTTTTAAGAGAATTTAATTTTGACTTTGGTATTTTGCTTCCCTCAGGAACTCCAAGTTTCTTGTGTAAAGCACCTTTCTTCATCTTTGTCTTTTGTATCCATTTGTCCTCTGCTTCTTTGACATTGAATTTCTTTCCGTCAACTTCAAAAGAGTTTTTACCCTCTTCTTTAGCTTTGGCAAGTGCTCCTGTAAATGCATTACCTTCAGCTGTCTCAGCTTCATTGGCTTCAACTTCATCTAATTCTCCATCTTTAGGGTCGATATATTCCGGGTCAACATCCATCTCATCTATTTCTGAATAATCAGGGGCTCCTGTGTGTGCTTTGATTTCCTCCCATGATTTATCTCTTGGATCAAATTCTCCGATTTCCAAATCCTCTTCGGGTGGATTCAAGTCCATTCTATCAATATCAATCTCATCTTCGAAACCCTCTTTTGTGTGTTTCTTACCGTTTTTGTTTTTATCTATTTCCTTTTGTTTACCATGTAGTTTTTCAGAAACCTCAGACGCTTTTTGTTCTGCCGCTTCAGTCAAAACTTTTTGGATTACTTTATCAATATAATTTTCGAATTTGTCCATTTTGATTATTTTAATATAAATATCTTTGATTATAGCTTTTTTGAATGGATATTGTTCATTTCGTATTGTAAAATACTTTTGATAGTGATATCACTTAGACCTGTATTTTCGCAGACCCTTTTAATGGCTGTTTTAATGTTTTCATTCTCCCAAATCCTGAGAGCTTTTATGTCCCCCTGATTACAATAAGGGAATTTTTTACATTTACCTTTAACTTGAACAAATTTACCTCCTTGATACAAAGGTTTGGATGCTCCTCTCCAATCTTTCTTGCTTGTTGATTTAGCCCACATTGCTGGTCCTGAATACTGACCAGCTGAAGAAGCACCTGTTACCTCGTTTGCTTCGATTTTTGATACTTGTTTACCCAATGGTATCAATCCATCAATGTTTACAGAAGCCATAAAATCTCCTTCGCGGTGATAAGCCATCACTTTATCTTTATTGTCTTTTTGTAAAGAAATGATTCTGATTGGTTTAAATCTATCGAAGGCAATTGCTTTATCACCAACTCTGAATGTATTACCATCATTGTTGGTTGCGACTTTAAGAAATTGAAGATCGTAATTATCATATTGTACTTCACCTAATTCAGATTTAGGTGTTTCAGAATTACTTTTTTGTGCAAATTTAGAGTTGATTGCAAAAGGGCCTACGTAGGATCCAGCGGATGAAGCTCCTGTGGTCTCAGCATACTCTCCCTTCCCAACATGTTTGAATTTTTTCTTACTTATGAAAGGATCATCCGATGTTACGTTTGGAGTGCCGAAATTGAAATCTTTATTATCTTGTTTATACTTAGATCTTTTTTTGAATTCAATAAAGTCGGGATCTTGTTGAAGGTCCTGTGAGAATTGTTTTTTTGCCGAGACCTTATCTTGTTCTTTAGCTTCAACTTTATCTTTTTTTGTAGCATCTATAAGCCATATTATAGGATTGATACCATGTTTCAATAAACCAGCAAGCCTTGTATTACCACCCAAAAGATCATAATTATTTTTATTTAATTTCACAGCTATTGGAGCTTCAATTTTCTTGTTTTTGAAATCAGCCTGAAATCTTGCTCTTTTATCTCTGTCGAGTTTTTCGAAGTCCAAATCAACATTTCCCAAGTTTTTTTTGATTCTTTCGAAAGTGGTTATAGTTCCTTTTTTTGCAATTTCAATCCATTTTTTCTTAGATAATCCTTCGAACTCCCTATATCTTTTAACCTCGTCAAATTCTCTTTCAAAATTAGGTTGAAGATATTTGATACCGGTGTTTTCCTCTTTAAGAGATGATTTCAATCTTGCTGCGGAAAGCATCACTTCAGGATGACCGACACTATCACCAAGTTGGGAATATGCTTTATCCAACCCCAATTTAAATGCTGCTGTAATATTACGGTTCATTATGCGTTTTTAAGTCTAGGTTCCCAATAAGATCTGTTCATCCACATAAACTGATAGAACTCACGGAACATTTTTAATGCTATATCTTTTACTTCATCTTCGAGTTTTCCTCTCTTCATTTCTTTGTAAACCCTATCCATCAATTTTTCTTCGAATTGTCGTACGGTATTTGTTTCCATAAAAGATCTAATTTCTTTACGGATCAATATCTCAATTTCCTTTATTTCTGAGCTTGTAAGTGCCATTACTTTGTTATTAAAAAGAATCCCATAGCTGCAATGATTCCGGTGCCTAGAATTGATTTAAATTTATTTTTTACTCTTTCTCTCTTAAGATCCCGTTCCAAGTTCTTTGTATAGCTTTCTTGGATTTGGAACTTTTGTTTCTCACCATCAATTATTGTGAGATAGTTTGATTCTTTCATTTTAAGAGTGACAATCACACTATCTTTGATGGAAATCTTTTTCTCAGTTTCTGATAATATTTCCTCAGTTAATTTTAGTTGTGCTTTTGCTGAATCACCTGTGATCAAATCCTTCATTATTTGTCTCACAATCGGAGTTGGAAAACACTTTACATTAGTACTTGTATCTGTCTGTGAAAAAACTGTCAAGCTCACGAATAGTAAGCTTGTCAACACTATTAATCTTTTCATAGTATATTTCTTTTACGATGGTCTTTTGACCTTTGATTTTATCGATTGAATTATTTACGTCATCAATCTTTTGGTCATAGTTATCAATCTTCTCTTCCAACTTTAAATTGTCTTGATGGAGTTGTTTGATTGTTACATTTAATGAGTTGATTTGCGCTTTATCTGTTTTTAGCATTCTGACCGATGGTGTCAAAAAGAAGATTAAATAATAAAGAACATAGAGTCCAAATAACGCGGCGAGGATTGTCTTGTAGTGTGCCTTCAGAAAATTAATAATATTAATCATTTGTTGGTGTTTTCTTTCTAGAAGCTAAAACCTTAGCCCATTTAGATTTGAATTTATCATAAAATTGTTTCAACTTAGAAACAAAATCCAAAAATTCAGTGCTGACTTTCATCATATCTCCATTGATATAAACTCCGTTTGTCTCTCCAATTGAGAATACAAATTCAAGATCATAATCTATTACCTTACCACTCCACTCTACGTTATTTGGATATACATTTAACTCGTTGAAGTCAACAAGATCTGATACGTCATCAATAAACTCATCCATTGTTTCTTGGAATGCAATCTTGTCGTCAGTTGTAATTTCGGTGTCATGTTCGTCTTTACCGTGTAAAACTAATATACCACCACTGATTCTGTATGCCTGTGACTTATCAGAGGAAGACTTACCCTCCTCTTCATCTTCTTCGTAGGTCTCGTAATCGATGTCGTTCTCAATTTTATTCTCTATACTTTTAGCTAAGTTTGGCTGACCTAATTTCTCACCACTATTTACAAAATCATTTGTTGTCTCTTGTTCCAAAATCATTTTTGATTTTCTCAAAAGATCCTTTATTTCATCATATCTGCTTTGATGTGTATTCATTTTCTATTTTTTTTTGTAGGTACTGATAATCGAAAGCCGGACTTGGGTCTGTGTACATAGTATCAAAATTACTCCTACATACAACCCCTTCATATTTTTCAACACCATCTATTCTGGTATTGTGACCTATGAAGTTCTTTTCAATTGAGTTTTCTTCCAAGATTACCTTACAAAGCTCAGCAGTTGTTTCTATCTGAGTTGTTGTATAAGGTTGCCATAGGAAGTATTCTCTCCACTTTTTTTCGAATATACCTTGTTTATAAATATTACCAATCCAATTAACGTAAAACTCAGTTAAAGGTTTCTTTTCAAGCCATCCAAGATTCTCGAGCATTACGAATATTGCATTCTTATTTATTGATTCGTCAAACATAATGTTTGAATAAGAATGATCATGTAACAACTGATAAATCTCTCCAGATCTTGAAATTAAATAGTTTGGTATCTTATCGTATTGTGAGTTGTATCTGAAATTAAGGGAGGCCATATAATTTTGTATTTCCCTTGAAGTATGGCACAATATAATTTGTTTTTTTATCTTATGTTTTCCTTTTCCTTTGAAATTACCATATGAAACTATATTAAGCATTTCTATTCTTGTAGTTCAAAACTTTTTTGTCGGAGGTCTCGATTTGGATGTCTTCCTCTTTCAATGGTTCTGTCGGAGTTACAGAAGGTTCCTCGATTTTTGAGAAATTTTTATTTTGGAGTTTATCCAATTCTTCCTGTAGTTTTATCAAGTCTTCCTTAGTTGGAGAATATTTTTCTTGTTCACTGATAAATTCTCTTTTCCCTGCTTCTAAACTTAATTTATCAATATCAATTTCTTGAGGGATAACCTCTTTCACTTTATTTTTTTCTTCCTCCTCAAACTTCACAAGCATATGAAGGAATGATAAGGAAATGAGGGGTAACATACCGCCTGAAATTAGAGCCAAGAATCTTTTATGACCAATTATGTCACCTGATTCAACTCCTAAATAACTTACAACAGGATCAACCATGTCAACCCAATCTATGAAAGTTTGTCCGTTTACATCAATATACTGATATGCAAAAAATATGTTTCCAATGAATTGTATTAGTGTTACTATACCGAATGGAAAATAAACTTTCTTTCCCATTTCAGCGGTTATTGCCGCAAGTGCTGATAACGCAGCTATCTCAACACCGATCGATAGGTATATTGCCCAACTTATTGGATTGGAGATACCGTACCATTTGGTAACGTGAGATATTGAAACTATTGCTACCGTGATGATTGGAACCAAAAATGCCGTATAGATGATAGTTTTGAAATTCTTTTGAAACCAATTCATTATTTTAATTTATTAAGTTTTTTTATCTCTTCTTCAATCTCTGTTTGTCTCCTAACGTCAAAAATTTTTCTATCTGTAGCTTGAATCATTCTTTTTTCGGCTTCAAGACCAGATATTTTGAGTTCTCTTTTCAACTCATCTTTTGTATAGGTTGAATCTTTGATAGCTTGGATTTGTTTTTTGATTTTCGAAAGGTCTCTTGAATCACCGCAACTTTTGAAAAGACCCAAAAGGGCAATTACCAAAACTATTACAGTGAAATTTGTTTGAATAAATTTTTTCATAATACTTTGTTTTTGTTTCTTGGGATGATAAAACACCCCAAAAGATAGAAAAGAATTATAGGATATGGTGAAAAAATAGCAGCCAGAAATAATACCCTAAATAGAGTTGAATCTGTTTCGGTGTATTCGGCTAAACCGCCACACACACCACCAATTTTACTATCAGTTGAACTTCTGAATAATTTTTTCATAGTTCTATAATTTTTATACATCCTAAAAGATAAAGGGTGTATCGTATAAATACACCCTTTAGTCCGTTTTATAGGTAATCGAATAAATCGCTGGTTTCATTTCGGAGCTTTCGAATTGCTTTTTCCTTGATCTGACGAACCCTTTCCTTGGTCAGATTGAAATCGTTTCCGATATCTTCGAGGGTTCTTGTAGATCCTGAGAGACCATAATAATCTTCAATGATAATTCTCTCTCTTTCGTCCAAAACTTCTAAGATACCCATTAGTTTGTCTTTGAGTTTACCTTCAGTTGAAAAAACTGTTTCAGGATTTTCCGCATTTTGATTGACTAATAAATCAAGAAGGGTATCTCCCTCCTCATTAACAGGAGAGTCCAAGTTGACTGTATTTGGAAGGTTATGAAACTTTTCGGGTAGTTCAATACCGTTAGCTTCGAGTTCTTTCTTTGCTTTGTGGAGTTCTTGAACAACATTTACTGGTAGTCTAATCGTACGGGCATTCTCATTAAGGGATTGGAGGATGGATTGTCTAATCCACCATACACCATAGGATATGAATCTTAGTTTCTTGGACCAATCAAAGTTTTCGATTGCCTTCATAAGTCCATAGTTTCCTTCCGCAATAAGATCAGGAAGGTCAAGACCTTGATTTTGATACTGCTTTGCAACAGTAATTACGAAACGGAGGTTACCCTCTAATAGCTCTTTCTTGATTTCATTTGTTTCAGTCTCTGTTATGAAACCTGACAACATTCTTTCTGCCAAAATTCTTTCCCTGTCGGGGGTCATGACTTTCAATTTTCTTACATCTTTTAAATAAATGGAGATTTCCTCTTGATTGATTGGTGCACCTGTGTTTTTTTCTTTCATAAAATTATTTTCCGTAGTTATCTAATATTTCTTTCTCAAATTGTGAAATAGAATCAATTCCTTTGTCTTTGATCTTATCAAGAATTTCATCGACAGATGGTCTTCTAACTCGCACTTTAAGTTCTTTTAATATCTCATTCAAATATTCTCTATCTTCTTCCTCTGTGTATGTTTCTTTTTCTTTTTCACCGAACATCTCTCTTTTCATATCTATTCTCATGTCGACATTTTCTGAATCATTGGTAGTATCAAATAGATGACCACTTGTTTCTTCATCCATACAAACTGACAAATTTTCACCAACTACTGAAATAAAAAAATAATCATAAAGTCCTAAAAGGGATCCGAGAACATAGTCGTGAATTTCTGTTTGATTAACATCACTCTCAAAACAGAACAATAAATTATTGGCTCTGTGAGAGAATTTAAGATGTGGACTATCAACAATCGGTGTTAATGTAGTTGCGATGTCTTGACACATTTTTTTGGAGTTAAAGTCTCCATGTAAGGACAGTAAGTATTTTTTCATTTTGTAATAATAGATGTTATTTTTTCGGATTCCAAATATTCTCTAACGTTTAAATTTGGGTGTTGTTTATACCATTTGTGATCCGCATCCATCCATACATATGGATCAGTTGGGTCTTCGGACCAATTATATCTACAATAAAACTGAGGTTCTTTCTTTAGAAGATTTGCCCTATGTGATGAATGAAATAGTTCATTACCAAACCAATGGGGTAATACAACTTGATCTTCGGTAACATTTTCAATCATCATACTGTTATTGAAACCACGGGAAATCCACTCAGAAATCGAATAGTTCATGTAAAGTTTCAATGCTGGTACAAAGTCCCTCCACATGATTGTACAAGGATGGTTAAGCCAACCTTTGTATGGTGTACCATCCAACTTTGGTCTACGTGTAATAGCCGAAATGATCTGATATGTTTCGACACGTTGTTTGCCTAACCTCTTGTTATCGAGAACCTGTAAGGATTTTCTCATGTCGGGATAAGGGAGAAATATTTGCATTATTTTTTTCTGAATTGGATTGTAATTCTTTTATATCCACTCCACCCGTCCAAGACTGTGGTTCTGAATTCGAGCTCTGATTTGGGCAAAAATCCATCTATGAATTGGATACCTTCTGTCAATTTTGTCATTTCATTTTGGATATTACTTATAAGTCCTGATTTGAGATTAAGGTTATAAAAATCATCAACAAAATTATTATAAGTTTTACTGTCTACAAATTTTTTTTGTGAATTTGTTGCAATTTTGAAGTAAGGTTCAGAATACAAAGTCCAATCATGTATTTGACTGATGTAATATTTTTTTACTTCCCGATACTTTTTTGATACTGGATGAAAAAGATCATATTTCTCGAAAAAACTTCTTGGTGTAATCAAAAACTTTTTCGGATCATAACCAACGCTTTTGATTTTCTGAATGTTGTTTCTACCAACACCATTCCATTGTAATTTAGGAGATACTGAAACTAATCTCCAACCTTGTTTTGCCATAGTTTTTTCAAACTTAGCACCTGTAAAAGATCGTGTTTGCATTCCACAAAGATAGAACTTTACTTGATATAAATAAAAAACCCCCACAATTTTTTGTGAGGGTTTTTTTTTGGTTTTTTTACTTCTTCAGTAAACCTTTCACAAAATTTACTAAGTAAGGAAGTACAAAATATCCCACCGCTGCTCCTGAAAGGAAATGCCAGTGCCATAAAAAACTTAATTGCTCCATTTAAATTCTGTTTTTTAATCAACTATAAACGGTACTTCAATCCAAAACCAATGAGGTTTGAATGTTTACCATCTTTTACAGTTCTTTGAATTGATTGCTCTAAGCACCATTTCTTGTTTATCCCGTATGCGATGGAAGGAACGTAAGTAAATTGTCCTTTATGTCCATCGAAAAAGGTAACACCACCATCAAGTCCGATTTCCAGACCCTTTGTTAGGTGCTTTCGGAATCCAACCAAAACTGGCATTCTTACGAAGCCAGATTTATCTTGCATAAAACCGAGAGAGACATTCGTGTTATTTTTTCTGAAATCTACTCTTTGACCCCATGCTTTGGAATTCCAATCAACTTTCCCTGCTAAAGGTGCCATTGCAGTTGCTCCAACGGAAATATCCCATCCCCTGTTTTTTTGAGCAAATGTCACTAGCGAAAACGCCATAGCAAAGAATAACAAAATGTGTTTTTTCATTTGTTTTTTGTTTATTGATTTATAAATAAAAATCCCATCACATAACTCTATTGAGATGCGGATGGGATTGATATTTCTGTATAATAAATATTACCGAATTACTAAAAACTCTCCTCCAATCTAACGTGTTAGCATCCTTTACCTTTTTGAGTGTTTCATTCATAAAAAATTACTGTCTCAACAAAGTATTTACTAATAATGGAATTACGTAGTCTGATTTGGAAACTTTTGATAGAGCAACTTGATCAAAACACCATCAATCTCAAGAACAAATATGTTGGTGAAGGTAAACCCGTATCTGAAAAGGATTTCGAAAAAATCGTTGAAGTTACTAAAAATAAATTTTACTTGCTGAGTTGGATTACCAAAAAGGTCGGCGGAGGAATCATTAAAAATGAGGACATCTACAAATATGAAGAATATTTTGACATATTTGAAAAGAACAAGAATAGAGGGAAATTCAAAAACAAGGATATTCACCTTTACAAAACGCCTGATGACGTTTTGGACTTTATAGAGGAAGCAATTAAAGTTAAAGAGGGGGATATTAAGTTTGAAGAAACTGTCGGTAAAGACAATTACGTAACTCCTAATAACATCCAAAAACTTGAAGCTAGCGGAGGAATTAAATACTTAGGAATTTTTGACGGTTATCAAGTGTTTCAAGTGTCCAAAGTCGGTAAAGATGTTTGGAAACTTTACAGAGACATCTTAGGAAGATGCCAAGGTCAAGGTTCCAAAATTAGATTATGTACAATCGCGGATTACGATTATTTCAAAACATATTTAAAAGAACCCCAA